GAAGAGCAACCGTTCGCTCTGGACCTGGCTCAATGGTGGCCGTGATTTGGCACGCTATATCCCAGAACCTCGCCGACGCTGCTTTGAGGTGCTCTGGCAAATGCTCAAATTCAAACCACTTCATCATTCGTTCTTCGTTCATGTCGTCTTCCTTTTAATAAATGTCACTTAGTGCCACAAAGCAGTGCATGTGGGGCTCGCACCCACCTCCCCATATCAATTGGCGTCCTAGAAGTAAGTTTACCAACTGATAGGAAGCGGTCTATCACCCTGCACTGGCCACCCACAACGAAAGCTACCCAACCAATTCCGACCAAGCAATACCCTTGACCAAACTTGAGTCATCCAAGTTTTTCAGGGTGACGGTTTTGGCTTTGGGCAACACAGCAACCACTTCATGGTCTACTGCCTTTTTCTTGCCCTTAGCCTTGAAGGAATACACATCACCCTTCTCAGGGATAGTGGGCTCTTCCTCAGCCTCTTCTTCAGATTCAGCCTCTTCACCACTACCACTGGCAGCTTGAATGGCCTCAGCTACCTCAGCCCACGTAGCAATGTTAGCAGCATCCACGTCTGCTTCCTTGGCCAGTTTTTCCAGCTCACGTTGGGCATCTTCGTCACCGCCGTCAGCTTGCTCAGCCAAGGTAGAAAGATCGTTGCCATCACCCTCTTCAGCAGCAGATTCTTTTGCTTCTTCAGCAGGTTCTTCAACGGTTTCGTCAACCACAGCACCCTCAGGTTCATCGGACATGTAATCCTCTAAACCCTTGATACCGTTCCAAGTGTGGTTTACCGTCGGTTCACGACCAGCAAACGGATTGGCAGCTTTGGCAGCATCTTCTGATGGATAGGTATTGTTTCCAACCTTCCACTTGTTACCGTCAGGTACAATCTCTTGTTTGCTTCCAGACCAGGTGCGGAAGCGGAAATAGGGCCTTGCCTCTTTCAGATCAGCCATAACACCTTCCAACTCATCTTCCGAAACTTCGCTGAGGTCTGCCCCGAGCTTCTTCATCTCGTTCATAACCCAATCCAAGTGCTCCCCGAACGTCTTCCGACTACGAGTCGGGGTGTCATACAAGGGTTCCATGATTGAAGTGCGGAGTCCCTTGATGTGAACACCATTGACTTCTTCTGGGCTAACTACAACACCTGCTGCGAAGAACATCAACTCACCAGCGTTGCTCTTTCCTTCCTTGATCTTCTTGACACAGCAGTCCACCAACTGTGCAATACCACCTTCAATACCAGTTGGCAAATTGCCTCCAGTATCATAGGTTGGCTCAGCAGTTTTTGCTGTGTCAAACGACTTCTTTGCCTTGGCCTTAATACGAGCGGCCAAACTGCTTGTTGAAACTTGCTTGGGCATTTTACTCATCCTCTTAGAAATGGTTACAAAAACTTAGAACTATTATACTGCTTCGCTAGACAATGCAGAATTTGGTTGGGTAACTTCTTGCGGAATCTTTGGTGGGTCTCCTCTCTTGATTGCTTCCCAAACTTCTTGCCTGTGTACTGGAACACCCTTGTCACATTCAAATCCCAATCGTACTTTTTCTCCTCTGATTTCAACAACCGTTACTTTAATGCCATCTCCAACCATAATGCTTTTGTTACGTTTTCTAGATAACACAAGCACAATTAAGCCTCCTTGCAAAAGAAAATAGAATTAACAACTAAGAACCACGAATAGCCTTGTCTAGTTTTTCGAACGTGGGATCTGTCATTATGCCAGGTGCTGGATGATCACGACCAGCACCCCATTTGATTTGAAACAATGGGTCAGGAGCAGTGCGAAGACAAAACTCACAATCGTTGGTCAACACTTCTTTCTTGACTTCCTTACCACCAATCTTAATACTGCGGTGCTCTGTCTTCCGGCGAATGAATGTATTGACGTTGTAGTCCATTACCTCATGTAGCCATCCCATGGAGGAGGGGGTCAGTGCTACCATAATTGTTGGTGCTAACAGAATGCTAGGATTTTCATCACCAGTGTTTAGCGATCGTTCACCGCCAACTATTACTACATGCACACCATCTTCTGTCAGCTGTAGAAACTTTCTCAGATGTGACTTGAGTTCATTACTAACAATACTCCAAGTTTGTTGAGTTGCTACGCCCCAAGACAATTGTTCTGGCACTGCTGACAAATCTAAAATCTTTTTCAACACTAGGTCTTGAAACTTCGTAATGCCATCCAATACAATGGTCTTGTACCGTTTAGATTCTTGTTGTGCCTCTACAATCTCGTCTAATTGATTCGGTGAAGTCAGATAGGGTGTAACCTCTACACCCTTCACTGTTCGCACACTACGAGTTCCATCTTCTGCTCGTTCTGGTCTGACCATCAGCAGGGGTTTCGGAAAACTACAGGCAAACGTGGTCTTACCAGTTCCTGAAGGTCCATATACAAGCACGCGGTGACCTGTTTCTAATTGTTCTGATGCAGGAACTATTCTATCCCACACACTGCCAGTCTTTACCACCTTATGACTCGTTTGCTTCACAATTTTTGGCATCTTGTTTCTCCATTAACTTCCATCAAAGTTTCTACTTCTGAGATCATATTTGCCAAGCAATTCTCCATTGCATCATCACTATTCAGATGGGTCGCTGCAACGTAATCGCGGGCACGTAGCAGCTTTCCATTGTACATTGTGTCCAACTGAATCTTGAAATCAACAGTCTTGCCAGTGATGTCTTCAATTGGTTCTATAGATAGTTGGCTACCGTGCTTTGCCATCCACCACATTAAGTCATCTACAAGTCTCATTTGGCACCTACCAATCACAATTAGAATGGAATGTCTGTCTTATCTTCTACAATTGGGCCACGATCATCTAAGCCAACCGTGTACAACTGTACCCATAAATGATCTAAATTCCTAGTGGCTTCTATCAGCAAGGATTTTATTCGCTCCATCTCTGCTGCTAAGTCTCGAATAGTTAGACGTTGAGAAGGGACGATTATTTTACCTCTTTTCTTAGAGGCTAATTTTTTCTTCGGTGGAGCTTTCGGCACTTTTCTTTTCCTTTGGTCTATAGACAAACATGTAGGGTAATAGCTGTTGAATCATTTGACCAGACCAATTTATTGCCCAAGCAGCTGGTGTACGACCAGCGTGACCAACACAATCTCTACCACAACCAATCATGACAATAGATTGTCTCTTCGATGCCAATTGAGACAGGTGCCCCAAATCACGAACTTTTTCTAGTGTATCACTATCCATGATAAGTTTGATTGGTAGATTTAGTGTTATTGTAATTCCCCAAACAAAGGTGAACCCCTTATCAAACCAATCTCAGATCCGGTGTCAAGATATTGATCAACATCAGTACTTTTTCCCTCTGAAAGTGGTGAATAGATCCCATATGGTGTTCTCCAATGTAACTTGTTGCCCTTACGCCAAGGATCTCCAGAAGACACCCATTCATGCCAATCACAAAGTTGTTCGAGGCAAGGAATAAGAAACTCGTGCTCAAACCTAAGCAAGTCAGCTGAAGACACTTCAACTTTCCAACGGTAAAAGAAAAAGCAGTCCCGCTTTTCTTTAGTGGCAGAATCAGATTCTTCTTGTATGATATTACCTAACCTTTGGTAAAACTCAGCGTTAGTTTCACCAGTAGTGTTGGATTTAGTTGGCTTTTTTTGCGATATGCTGTGTTTGCCTCCACTCAGTGGACGGCGAATGACGTTGTACCTAAACCCCTTTAATTGGTTTCTTGTTAAAGCAACGTCACCTTCTTGCTTGCAATATATTTTTAGTGCAGTTAAGTAGAGAAATGTTTGCAAGTCAAATCCCAGCTGTCTCTTCATCTGTTCTTCTTTAATGTCTCCCTTGGACTTGTTTTCTTGTAGAAATATACCAGCAGTCTTACCCTTGCCAATAAGATCAACGCTGTCCCACTTACCACGCAACCATACTATTCGACCTGAAGGCAACTGATAGGGCACATGAAACACTTGTTCCTGTAGCAATGGCGTCCGATCCTTAACATCTGGGTGCTTACGCCAGTAGTTCACATAGATTGGAAATTGTACTTTACATACATTATACCAATGTACAACTTGCTGCTGCTGTGTAGGATACTTTTCACAAAGTTTCTGACAGTACTTGGTCAGTAAACCAAAAAATTCACCTGGTCGTTGAAACTTTTCTGACTTAACATTTGCAGCCAACGCCTCCTCGCAGGTGTGCCACATGGAACCATATTCCATACGTTGTGAAAAGGTATCAATGGCGTCAATGCCTTCAATCCATCGTAGCCTAGCACGTTCTCTGCAACAAATCCATAACGACAACATGCTTTGTGTGATTCCGCCAGTTTCCCCTTCATCACAAGGGCCTGCCCACACTGGCTCTGTTTTAGGTTTTTGCAGCTTGATTCCTGATTGCTTAATTTTGGTACTAAGTGTAGAAGCTGACTTTGGCATTCTCACTGGCATGATTTAATTTCCTAAATTTGCTCACTGATACGATTTACTACAGGATACAGTGACTTCGGGTTCTGCATATTGATCCTTCATGACTACTTACCCATTCCTAATCACGTGAGTCTCCAGCATCAGGTAATCCAACAATTCTTCTTAGTACATCAAAAGTCTCTTTGGCAACAACCTTGTCACTTGGTTTCTTTTGATACACTAATCCCTCAGTGCCCAATTTCCAAATGGAGAATTGAACATCTGTTTCACAAAGAATCAAATTCAGTCTACCAAACCTAACCACTACATACCCACACTCATTCTTTTGTGGTGTATCTGATAGATTGCGTAACTTTTGAGCGGTTGCTTCATCAACTCTTACCACTAAATCTATGTCCGAGAAAGGTTTAACATTGCCATATGCTCTGCTGCCTGTTATGAAAGCAAACATAATACACCCATTAAGTATCTTGGTCTGTAAATGTAGTGTTAAAACCTTTCTTTGCCGCTTCAGCAACAGAAGTATCAACAGACGGTTCAGGAATCTTGTGATAAGCTTCTATCCAATCTTAGAATCCTACTTTTCGAGATTCCTTATTCAGCAAATCCTCAATCACTTGACAACCTACTTCATTTGGCCAAGGATAACTTACCATCCGCCAAGTCAACAAGTTTCTTAGCTCTAATAGTGTCATAATTCACCTTTGAAAATAAAAGTGTGACAGCGGCAGCCACGAGAATCACTCGTCCCTAAGACTAAGGGCTACGGACTGCCCTGCCGCAGGAACCTTCTATTATACTACGATTCTAAAAGTAATTTTGCCCCCACTGGATTTTCTATGAAGAAAAACTAAGCGGTGGGCAAATCGTCTTTAATGCACAATTCTCGTAGAGTGTTTGATAAGTCATACCACGTAGTCCACACAGCCAGTAGACCCACAGATTGTTGCATTGTATCCACATTGTGTGGGTAATACTCTATACAGTCATGTGTTGGTGTATGATTACCAAGATTATTAAATGCGTTCCAATCCATGTCTAGCCCACAAGCATTGCCTGGCACAGAAAGGTTAGTTAGTAGACAAGTGTCTTCCCAAAATTGTAGGTGTGGGTAACTTCTGTCAAACAAGTCTAAGTACCCCTTACCCAAAACTGCCTTAATGCTTGGTGACATTGGACATGTAGGGTAAGGATTAGTTTCTTATTGATTGGCACACTTTTCAGTGATGCTGCATACTTTGCTGATAGATTGATGCCAAATCCCCATCGTCCTATATCAATATCTGTTCTAGGCGCAAACCCAACAATTTCATAATGGTACTCATGACAATGACTTGTTGAGTTGTACATTATGTACTCCTAACTGTGAAAACAATTTATAAATCTATTACAGCGTCTTCTAGAGACACAACAGATTTTTGAATTGCTAGACCTTGTTGACTAGGATCTAGTCTCAATATAAAAGCAGGGTGGAGAATTGAACACCATCGTGGTTTCTTCCAACCCATTTTCTTAAGACAACTACGATCCTGTGACGAGGTAGATAGCCCAAACAACCCTTCTACAGCCTTGGGGACCCATTTGTCTGCTAGCTTGCCAATAGTGACAATAAGTTTAGGTTTACACATCATCACCATTTCTTGTAGTTTTGGCATACAAGCCTTGATAGCATCTTCTGGTGGTTCTGCCATCTTTTCTTTGTCAACCAGTCGATTGAATGTTTCTACAATCACATCACCGTGACAGGCCAAAGGCTTGCAGTGGCATCCCAATCGTTTACCTGCAAGAGTAGGAATCTTCTTCAACAGACTTGTTTGCTTAGACAACCAGTCACGATAGTCTTCAATAACCTGCCAACGGTTACGAGTCTTTGTAATGATAAATGGATTGCCCCATTCCGACGACCTGTCTATCATTAGGTCATACTCTTCCGTCTTTGCATTGACAACTACGGGAGAAGTAACTAATGGAAGACAACCAACAACATTGGTAATACAGTAATCAAACTGACCATCCCAAGCTCTGGTAATCATTTGCTCAAGCAGGTGCCCTGCAGGCCCTGTGAAAGGAATACCTATGACATCTTCGGAAACCCCTGGTGCTTCACCTGCCAGCAATATGTCACAAGGTATCTTACCTCGACACAAGACAACGTGTTGCCTACCCCTACATAAATGGCAACGTGTGCAATCACTCCACTTATTCTTGTGCTTCTGATAAGGAGAAAGAGAAGATTGTAATTTCTTTGTTCTAATGATTACCATTCCATTGCTCCTCTGGTTTCTTTTCAATCCACTTGCCATCAATGAAGTCTTCTAATCCAGCATAGACTTTAGCTGCATGGTCTTTGTAAGAAGGAACACCAGGACATTCTGTTGTTAAACTACCTTCATACAATCCACACACCTTACAAATGAACAAGCAGCAAATGTTACAAGTTCCTCCGCAATTACCATTGCAACTGGTATCTTTAATATGTTCAACCACGTTAAAACACCTCTCTTACTTGTTCTTGTCTGGTGAATAATACCAAAGCATTAAACACTTCCTTTTCTAACCAGATTGTGTTGTTTGGTTCCTCACCATTTTCAGTAGTTAGCTTCAATCCACCTTCCACTACTTCAACATAAACACTGTCACCTAAATATTCTTTAGGCATTGTTGTAGTCCCTTTTTAGTTTACTGTCATACTCCAACCAATTAACACCACACCATTCACTTACGGAAGGTACCACAATTCTACGAGAATGATCGCGCAAAATGATTTCTGCTGCTAATCTATTGCCCAATAAATCAGCAGAAAGCATTTGATTGTATTCATCAACAGCAGCGGACAACTCTTTCAGTTGCTCTGGTGTTCCGTAAACGGCAATAGCATCTAATGGTAAAAACATGGGATTAAGATGCGTCTTTGGCATCACAATGTGCCTTCATGAAGTCTTTTGCAATAGAGGGCAATCAATAAAGCATCTGCTGTTGCTAAAGTAACTTTTTGGGTGGGGAAGAGTTGTTGTGCTTTTGCTTTGCAACGATTTTTCCACTGACTCTTTGTTTCGCTCTTACCCCTTGAAGACTTCATAATTGCCTTTTGCCATCGTTGTGGAGTATGGTCTTCAAAGGGAACAGAGCAAGCTAACAACGCCATACGTAGTCCACCATACCCCATACCAAAAACAAACATGGCAGACCCAGGCTGTCCTCCCTTGCCATCTTTGCCTTTGCCAACATAGCCACCCACCTTTTCGATGACAGCCACTGCATTAAGGGAATGAGTCTTGATCCAATGCAGCACGTCACCTTCTGTTTCTGGCATCTTTGTAGTAATTACTTCCTTACCAAATAGAACAGCAATGCCACCAGACTTACCTGGGTCAATGCCAATGTAAGCTATCTCTTCTTTGGTGGATTGTTCTTTTTTAGACTTACCTACTTTTGGCATAACTTACTTCTCCAATATGTTGTTGGCCACCCTATGTGTGTTCCCACACAAATTGTCAATACTAAAATAACCACATTGTATTCAGGGTATCTATCATGGTTGGATAGTGCATTCACCGTCCACACATGAGACAATGCTGCTGTAGCCAAGAATGTTAGATCTCGTGCTAGAAAGGAAACTGTCTCTAAGTAGTGGGGCATCATTAGTTTCTCCCTCTCCAACCAATTACTGTAAATACTCCTAGCAAGAACACCAGCAGTAAAGGCACAAATGCAGGAAATTGTTTCTCTGGGCTCAACGTCTTCTCTACTGTCCAAACAGTGGATAGAAAAGCAGTTATGTAAAAAGAAGCAAACCGACTAAAGGAGCTAATGCCAGACATCACTAAATTCTCCCTGTAATGGTGACAACAATTACACTATTCTTGCCATGTTCCTCTACGTGAAGAGATACGGACCGACCTCGCTTCTTAGCAGCAGTACGTATCTGTACAGTCATCGCATAGGTTTGGCAAGTGAAGTCCTTGCCCTTAACCAATTTCACCTTTTCTCCACGTTTACGATTTAGCCATGCATCCCATGGATGTCGCTTTAGCTTGGTACCAACTTGAATCATCATAATCCTCCTTTGGTTAAAAATTCAGCAGGAACTATTATACTATGCCTTTGGCCCACAACTTTCTCGCCCTTGCATTGCTGCATTGCCGCATCGCCAGACGACTCCTCCGTCGATCTAATTTCAATTTTATTAACCCTAGAAACTAGGGTACAATAGTTATGCGGGACTCTACGACGATACTATACGAAGTATAGTTAAGTAGAGTAGGGGCAACGACTTACGAAAATCTGCAGTCTCTACACTGCCCATTGCTTGCCCACTACTTATTCTTCCATTTACCCTAGACTACCTCAAATTTATTTAGTCTTGGGAAAGGGATTTACTTTTTCTTTTGCAACTATTATACTAAGCCGCCTAGCCGAGCGGGTAGCTCAGCAGTGAATGTCTCATTGTATGAAGGATTATTGCAATGTCGCCAAAAGCGAAAGCAAAAAAGGAATCGAAGAAAGCCACAAAGAAGAGTGTTGAGCAAAGAGAGGTACGGTACGAAACTGTTACCTCTGACGTGTGTGAGGGTGATGCAGCCCTTACAATTGATGATGCCAAGGAACTATTGGGTTGGGAGGAAGAGGGTACAGAGAAGTTTGGCAGTGACTATCTGTTGTTAGACGTAGAAGGCAAAAAGATTCGCTGTACTAAGAACATTGGCAACCGACCCTTCAAGTCACCTCTAACCAGACGTTGGCAATCAGAGATTCTGGCTGGGCATTGGCAGCTAAACGGTGAACCTATTCTTATAGGTCGTACGGAAATCCTGATTAGTGGCCAACACCGCTTAATTGGTTTAGTATTAGCCGTGCAGGAATGGCGGAAAGATAAGGATCGTTGGCCAGCTTGGAAGTCAGAGCCAGTGCTTCAAACGGTTGTCACTTCTGGTATTGAAGAAAGTGACGCTGTAGTCAATACGATCGATACAGGAGAACGTCGTGACCTTAGCGACGTGATTTATCGCAGCCCCTATTTTGCTGACCTCAATCCGTCAGATCGTAAACGGTGTGCAAAGTATGCCCAATCCACGTGCAAGTTTTTCAAGACACGAGTTGGTTCGGATCTGAATGCCTTCTGCCCTAATTGGTCCCATGCAGACTACCTTGATCTTTTAGACAGGCACCCCCGCCTACTCGCTGCAGTGCGTCATGTCACAGAAGAAAACGGCGATGATGGCAAGATTAGCAAGTATTTATCCCCTGGCTACGCTGCTGGGTTCATGTACCTCATGGGGTGCTCTACTTCGGACGGCAGCAAAGAAGGAGACTACCGATCCGCTGCTGCCCCAGAAGAGAAGTTGTTAGACTTTGCACGATGGGACCAGGCACAGACGTTTATTGTGCTCATCGCCGGCAATGCAAAAGAACTACAAGGCTATCGAGATGCCTGGGCGGCAATGATTGAAGCCAACCGTATCAGCAGTGCAGACCGTTGGGCACTATTGGCTACAGCATGGAACCTCTACGTTGAAAAAGAGGACATCACGCTGGAATCGTTGGCTCTCGAATACGATGCAGACGAGGATGGGTATGAAACACTATCCTATACCCCAACCGTTGGGGGCATTGATCTAGGGGACGTTGAGGAAATTGATGAGGAGGAATTGGTATTAGCCAACGGTAAGACCGAAGACCCCACTCCTGAAGAGATACATGTCCGCAAGGAGAAAGAAGCAGTTGGCAAAAAGTTACCTATTCCTACCTTGCGTCCTAGCAAGTCTGGCAAGAGTTGGGCTATTGACGACGTGGCATGGGTCAAGGATCCAGACGGTGAACACTATCTAGCACGATTGATTAGTGATCCTTGGAAGGTAGAGAATTCTGATAGGATTCTCGTCGATGTCAAGACTGCTGCTGGCAAGGAATGGGAGGTAGACACTGTAGATCTATTTCTCATGAAGCCTAACAATGGAAAGGAATCTGTCTTGACCTCGAAGAATAAGGGTGAAAAAGTCTCCACTTGGAAAATTGGCCAAGTTGTTTGGGTTCGCGAGAAGGGCGGTGAGGATTGGCAAGGCAAGATTATTGAGCTGAGCAAGAACAGTGCCAAACTCAAAATTCAAACAGGATATCAAGGCGCTGGCAACATTAAAATGGTTTGGACCAAGAGCTTGTCCAAGAAGCAGCCAATAACTCAATCAGAAGACGCTGTTTAGCCCTGCTTACTTAGCCACTATCAATTGCAATTAGCCTTCGAGCAATCGGAGGCTTTTCTTTTGCCTAAATTTCAGGTGAAATCGTAACTCCTTACGTTTCATGGGTTTACGAATACTAAAAATCCGTCAATACCCCCCTATAATTATGGCCACTTGCTATTTACTTGTTCGCCTAACTTAGTATAATAGTTGTTGTGCGGGGTTAATAAGGCCCCGCCGGTTCGGTCTTTGAAAACTTAATATTTCCCGCCCTCCTGGCCTTCAGGTGGTGATCGGTACAACGCCCGACGGGATGAAGGCAATGACGAAACCTACCATTCTAGTGGTGGGTCGTAATGGGTTGGCTACCCACTGCCTGACGATGTCTAGCCAAGTTCTCAAAAGTTACAGAGCAAATATCATGAGTAAGCAAAAATGTCGCGTAATTTGTGGTGATTGGAAACCTGGAGTAAAGGATGCGCAAGGACGTGAGATACGTGACTTTGCTTGTGAGAAAGATGGACATGTGATTTATCGTGATACTTCTCGCAAGAGGCTCGAAGCAATGATGCCCAAAATTGCTGAAACGCATCCTGATGAGTGCAACTTTCGATTTTATATTGAGTTATATTGAGTGTTGACTAAGTTAGGAGGAGGTAAGCACAAAGGGTGTTAGCCCCAAACTGCTGGGGTTACTCCGTTGAGCCCTGGTCACGTCCAGAGAGGCAACCAAGACCAACCGTTACTGAGAGCAAAAAGTGAACCTGCCGTCTTAGCCAATACCCCATTGCGAAACCTAATCTGGATTTCAATGGCTTGGCAACCACGGCAGGCTACTGTTTGCTTTCTAATTTTGACCACTATACTACGGAGCGAAAATCATGGCTACAGTATTAGATTTAGTAATTGCTGATCTCAAGGTTGGAGATCGTGTTGGATTCTGTCGCACTCACTACGGAACTTTGCTAAACCACGGGTTTGGTACTGTTTCAAAGATCAATGGCCATGGTCACATTACCATCATCGCAGATGGTAATGGTGTTCCAGACAATTTTGACACCCAAGTCTATGACAAGCATGGCAATGAATTCAAGAAAGGCTACGGTTGTCGTCAACTTTGTGCTGTTGAATGGCTGCAAAGTAAGATTGATGCCAAGACGGAAGACAGACGATGCCAAGCGGCAGTCAAAAGCTTGATTGCGGCAATCGAGAACCATCGCTGCGGCAACGGTAAGTTCAGTATCAATGAAGAAGCAAAATCTGAACTTCATCGGTTGGTAGATGCAATTTGATCTTAACATTTAGATCTGTTGGCCTGAATGGTGTCTGCAAAATAATAGAAGCAGACGGGAGTTCGATTCTCTCACTGGCCACTTGCTGAGGCACTTTGCCAAGGCGTTTTTGTTTTGGAGAATCAAAAGTGAAAACGATTACTGTAGATGGTGTTCAGTATGTACCGCTTCAAGAAACTGGGCCAATCAAGATCGTGGTCATCGAACGGGGATTCGTGTACGTTGGCAGAGTTTGCCCAAATGAGAAAGGTTGCACCATTCACGGTGCTCGTTCTCTCATTCGTTGGGGCAGTAGCCAACATCTTGGTGAATTGGTGGGTGGACCACTAAAAGAAACCAAGCTAGGCGCATCTTGCACTGTGCTAGTTACTGAATCCCAAATTATTCACATGATTGAGGTCGATCAAAATGCCTGGAACAAACACATTACTGGTTGACATTTACTGTAGCTACGGCGACGGCGACGGCAACGGCTACGGCTACGGCTACGGCTACGGCGACGGCAACGGCGACGGCGACGGCAACGGCTACGGCTACGGCTACGGCTACGGCGACGGCGACGGCAACGGCTACGGCGACGGCTACGGCTACGGCTACGGCAACGGCTACGGCTACGGCTACGGCGACGGCTACGGCTACGGCTATGGCTAGTGCCAGTTAGAACTGCAGTGGTAGGCCACCTAATTGTTGGTTCGACTCCAACAGCAGTTCCTGTTCTTAGTTGTTAATGCTATCTGTGGAGTAATAATTATGACCAGGCTTGAATCCATTTTACTGACAGCAATTCGCAGTGGAGAAATTGAACCAATGGAAGCTGCCGCTATTATTGGCAGTGTAACGCTGTTAGATGTGGAAACCCACCAATCTAACTCACCAATTGGTGAGTTATTTGCAAAAAACTATGGTACAGCATCAATTGAAGGACTAGAAACTTTGACCGCTGACACCTAGACATTTGATTTTCTATTTTGTTTAGTTGTAAACACCAAATTCAAGGAAGATAATGATGAACAATTACACGATGACCGTAGTGTTACGCAGTGATAAACCATTTGGTGAAGAGCAAGGGCCAGAATGGGAATATCAATGCACCAATGTACGTGCATTCAATGAATTAGAAGCACGTAGGCAAGTGCTAGAACAATCTTGGAAACGTGGATTTGTAGTCAGTACAATCAAGGATGTAAAAGTAAGAACCAACAAGAGGAGTTAGATTTTGAAGGAATTTGTCAACATTTTACCCATCATTCACCAATGGATTGATGAACATCGTGACCAATCCATGTTCAGTGATGACCTGACGGAAATAGCTTCTTGGTCTCACATTTCTAGAGCTGATCTTATAAATTGGGTCAACTCAAGATACCCACAATACAATAATGCTGATCTGGTTGTTGACTGCTTAATAGCTGCCGGTATTGGCAACGAAGCCGAGCAGAAAGAAACCGTATACGGAAAATACACTAATACTATTGAAAGGTAGACTATTGATGCAAGTTTTTCTACCCTATCCTGACTTTGAAAAATCAGTGCAATGCCTTGATCCAAAGCGGTTGGGTAATCAAATTTACCGTGAGTGTTTGACAATCATTCGAGGTGGCTGGCCAAACCACCCCGTAGCTAAGATGTGGCGTGGATACGAGTGTGCTTTGGCTAGATATGCACTGTTTGGTTTGGCTGAATTGAGTAGGCGTGGACGACATTACCCACACCACGTTGCTACGTTTTCTGAGTACTTGAACAATGGTAGTCAAATGCCGCCTTGGCTAGGTGACCTTGCTTTTCATGCTAGCCATCGAGCAGCGTTGCTATACAAAGATTGGAATTGGTACAGCAAGTTTGGTTGGCAGGAACAGCCAGCAGTGCCTAATACCAAGGGCAAGTTGCCCTATGTCTGGCCAAAAGTCAACATTAAATAATTAGTAGGGACACTAAACATGTTACTGAACATTAGCATTATCCTGGCCTTGTCACCAACGGGCTGGGGGGCAATAGAAGATGATGGCTGTGATACAGCCGAAGACTTGGACTGTGATGGTCGAGGAGGATGGCCTTAGCTTTGGCCCACCACCCAACAGATAGCTGAGTGACAACAGCTAGGGTGGTGGGTCTAGGTGGTGTTCAAGACGCATAAGAACACCATCTAGACCTGCTACTTGTAATTACAGTGTCAAAAATTAGAACTGCAAAGGAAGTAATTGATGAATGGCAAATTACAAAATGAAATGTTTGAGACCATCTATCATTCCGCTCAAGCCAAAGGTGCTTTAGCAGCTCAAAAGTGTACACCTATTCCGATGACAGTGGTGCAGCATGCAAATCCGTTAGATGACTCATCTGAAATTCAACGGTACTGGGATGTTCCGTCTGGGGTTTGTGGATTTGCTTGGGTTGTTATTAAACCAGGCACTTCAGCATTTGCTAAATGGTTAGTGAAGCATGGGCATGCAAAATCACATTACTACGGTGGTGTTTCAATCTGGGTCAGTGCTTATAGCCAATGCCACCAAAAGAAAGTAGCACATGCTGGAGCCATGGCAGAATACCTCAACAAGGTTGGAATTCGAGCATATGCTGGGGACCGATTAGACTAACTACACTATCAACCAATTGAACAATAGGAGCAAGATTGTGAAAGCAATAGAATATGTTTCTAAGTATTTGGAATACAAAAATCACCCACCTAAAGTTTGGGAGGATAAACCAAGTGGGGAACAGTCTGATTCACAGCTTGATGCCATGCTCGGCATTTGCTTAGATCTGATCAAAGAAGCTGCTGCTTTGCAAGAATTAAGAAAGGCTAAATGCGACAGTGCAATAATTGCCATTTTGAAGGAAATGAATCAAAAGTTTATTGCATTTTCCCATAAGCTGCCGTCAGAGCCAATTCCTCCTGGAATGTTCAAACTTGTTTTGGCGGATAAGTTTCCAATGCTTAAAACAAACATTGAAAGTTGGCCTGGGAAGATCTATTCAGAAAAGGAGCAAAATTGTGACCACAAAAATTAAAGATGTACCAATAGAGCCAATATTAGAACACATCACGAAAAGTTGTTATGATCCCATGCATGGATTTGGAGGGGGAATTCATATTTGTTGGGTTGTGGATGCTGAGCCATTACTAGACTTACTAAAGGAATTGTCTGGTATGACTGAGGATGAGATGCATCATGCATTTGATGATGCCCGCGTTCGTGTACATGGACCTAATGTTAAAGGAGGAAGATAATCATGGCTAAGAAAGAAAAGAAACCCCGTCGTGTGCGTTGTTCGACTTGCAAGCAGTTGAGAGACCCTAGTAGTCTCAACAGCCAAGGGCAATGTACTACTTGTCGAAAAACAGCACAAAATGCAAAACCAGAGTGTGGCAAAACTGAAAAGAAACGGATTGCTGAGGAAGTGTTGGAGGCAGCCAAGCAGCCACTCCCTTTCGACAACCTAACTACCTACCCCCATACCCCTGCGGAGAAGCAAACCCAGGACACCCAGACTACGACCCAAACTGGGATGACTGGGGATGCAACGACGATTGCGGAGACCTCTGACATTCGCCAGCAAATTGAGGATTACAAGGATGGAATGAAAAGATACTCAACAGATCTAGCAAAGAAAACAATTAGTAACTTTCAGAAACAGTGGGAATCTGCGGAAGCAACTCCCATACCTTTATGCATTCCAGCAGGGTTCAAAAAAGTAGGACAAATTCATGATTCCATAATTTGTGAACCAATCGATGCAGAAAGTTCTGCACAGAATTCCTCATCAGTATCCAACCTAGCTGACAAGATTAAACAAGAAAACTCAAAACCAATTGTTAAGCAGAAGCTGCAGCCAACGGAAGAGCAGAAAGCAATTCTTGAAGCTGTACAACAGTGCATGAAGGACAAGAGCATATTGATGGTTGAAGCTGGAGCTGGGTGTGGCAAAACAGCAACTTTACGAATGTTAGCCGACGTGCTGTCTGGCATTGGGCAATACACAGCGTTCAACACATCACTGGTTGCTGAAAGCAAAGCAAAGTTCCAAGGTACAAAAGTTGCTTGTAACACTACTCACAGTCTTGCCTTTCGAGCGGAGGGCAAAAGGTTTGCCCATCGGCTGAATCAAGGTCGAGTGCGTGCTGATAGACTAGCGAAGATACTAGACATTGAAGAATTGGTATTGACCATTGGTGAAGTTGTTGACGAAAAAACAAAGCAAACCAAGTCAATAACTAAGAGACTATCCCCCGGTTGGATGGCTTCTCAAGTAATGGGTGCAATTCGCAGATTCTGCCAGTCCGCTGATAAGCAAGTTGTGGCAGACCATTTCCGATACGTCGATGGTATTGATCTACCAAAAGACGGTCATCGTACTTACGAAAACAACAACCAATTGCGAGAATACCTATTACCGTATGTAGAAGATGCTTGGAGGGATTTGAGTGACCCAGATGGGCAATTACCATTCAACCATGATCACTATGTTAAGATATGGGAATTAAATAATCCCACTATCTCAGCAGACTACATTATGATTGATGAATTCCAGGACACCGCGAAGGTATTGATCTCTATCTTACAACAGCAGCTAGACAAACCAAACCCACCCGTACTAATTGGGGTTGGTGACAGTGCTCAACAAATCTACGAATGGCGTGGAGCAGTGAATGCATTAGATTCTTTCCCCAATGCCAATCGATTGTTTTTAAGTCAGTCGTTTCGGTTTGGTGAAGCCATTGCTAACCTAGCCAACAAAGTGCTAGAAACCTTAGAGGAACCTACACCACTACGATTGAAGGGGTTGCCCTCTATCCCTAGCAAGATTGTGCCAATTGCTAAACCAAGAGCAATCCTCTGTCGCACTAATGCCTTAGCAGTAGCTTCCTTGTTAGAAGCCATTGCTGAAGGAAGAAAGCCATTCCTAGTTGGGGGTGGTTCAGATGTCATTGCTTTCGTAGAGGCAGCTAAGAACCTACAGCAATTGCAACCTACTGGCCACCCTGAGTTGGCTTGCTTCAGCAGCTGGTGTGAGGTGCAAGAGTATGTGAAGACAGATGAGGATGGTGCTGATCTCAAACTGCTCGTGAAGTTAATTGACGGGTTTGGGGCTGATACTATCCTAAGTGCTTTGCGTGCTATGCCGGAAGAGAAAGATGCTGACCTTGTAATCAGTACTGCGCATAAATCTAAGGGTCGTGAATGGGATAGTGTACGATTAGCTTCCGACTTTCCTACAGCAAGCAAGTGTTGTGATGCAGATCGTAAGCTACTATACGTTGCAGTGACCAGAGCAAAGCTGCAATTAGATGTAGGGGATTGCCCTTTCTTCACAGGAAATGATTCCCTCAGCATTGATAGCATTTTGTCTGGTCAAAACAAACCCATGCCCACTGAAATCTTACCACCAACACCAAGTGTTCCACCAACATTGACAACCTTCACTTGGTCTAAGAGTACAACAGAGAATGCTTGGTTGATACGTGGGCCTTCTGGCCACACTGGGGAAACAGTAGACGTAGAACGCAAGGATGGCAGCAAATCCAAGAAGAGACTCGGCAGTGCAGTTCAAGAAGTCAACGGTATTGCAACTTACAGAGCAATTTGAATAACAAGGAGATTGAGTGATGAATGTTCTTTGTACTGTTTTTTATCCTGATACTGGTGAATGTCACAAGCGGGTCATTGATTGGAATGATTGGGATGCCAAAAGGGAGTTTGCTAGTCGAGCTGATTGGGCAGTTCGTGATGGAGGTAAAGTGACAACTGAAAAGACTGAACTGCCATTGGGTGAAGTGTAGTTAGTCCGTAGCATGCTTCAGTTTCAGTCAAGGCTCGTCGTCTTGGCTGAGCTGGAGCATATTTCAAAACCTATATTCGGAGTATAGTAATGACTTTTGAAGAACAGATTGAAAGGTTCAAAATTGACAAGCAAGGGTCTTGGAAGGAAAGCATAGATAACCTAAACAGTGAAGTGGATCCTTGTCTCCCTATAACTAGGCAATGGTACGAGTTCTGGAAAACCCAACATGATTGGAGAGACATCACTTCTCGTTTGAATGTATTCACTTGCGAAACTGTTGACCGTTGTAACAAGTGCGGATTGCTAAGACTCGGTAATTAACTGTAGCCAACATTTGTAATTTTGGCTGAAGTATCAACACTTTAACAAGGGGCAGTGTAGTGAACGAAGTATTATTCTTTGTGTTGTTTTTGATTGGTACAATTGTAGCACTAATCACACTGGCAGCAATTCTCTAACAAAGGAACCAAACATGTCTACTGTAGAACCAAAGAAAGTCAGTTTGAGTCTTGTTGGGTTAAATGCCAATGCGCTTAACCTGTTAGCAGAATTTCAACGTCAAGCAAGAAAAGAGGGTTGGTTGCAAGCAGAGATCAATGATGTTGTAGAAGAAGCAACGTCAGGAGACTATGATCATTTGCTTCAAACCCTTATTGCTCATTGCGAAGAGCCAACAGAATCTGCCAATGACGGGTTCTTTGACGACGAAGATGATGATCAAGAAGAGGAAGACTACGAAGATGTAATTGAACACAACTCTTGGGAAGAGGAGGATGAGTGATGCATTGGCAACTAGTAGTTAGACAGTACATAGTCACACCAATCCTATTGAGCATTGTATGCTTTATTGTTTTTCAATGTTTATTTCTATGTTGGAATAGATTAACAAGAATCAAATAGGAGGGGCAAGTGATGTTTTGGCAATTAGTAATTGAGCATTGGGTGTTTATACCAATCCTGCTCTATCTGAGTTTGAGTGTTGTATGCAGCTGCTTGTTCAAGTGTTGGAATAGGTGGCTTAGAAGTAGGAACATTAAGAATGCAGGTTGGCCCCCATCTCATTGTGATGCTGATGGAGACTTCAAACCTCAACCAAAAGAGATAACTCATGACTAAACAAGAAGCAATTAAAGAAGCATGTGCTATTGTAGCATTAGCTTATCACAGTGTTGGTGAATACACCCATTCTTCTGACGGATTTTGTGGTTGTTCTCCATTTGAGAACTACCAAAATGATGGTATTGCTTTGAACTACGTCCGCGAAGCAGTATTACAAAGACTGGCCAAAGATGGGTGTAAAGTAGCTGACGGATTTGACCCCATTACAGGAAGGGAAATTGTATAATGCCCAAAGCACCACCGATACAGAAGGAAACTAGAACAGTGCGATGTGCTAACTGTCATTGGGAACAACTGGATAGGGGAATAAGAAGCACCTGTGCTCACTGTGGCTGTTCCCCAGTGCCCAGCTATAATTACCCACGCAATAGTGGGTTCTACCCACGAGCACCCCGTAAATCCTTGGAAGAAATGATAGCAGAACGAAGATCCAGGAGATAGACGAATCATGTGAATGTGAGTAGCAATTTTAGTCTTTACTAATTTCTAACCAATGAGGAAAGAAATGACCCACTACGAAAGGTTCTTGGAAAAGGTTACGGATGAAATCTTTGAAGCAGCTTGCATGGAAGGACTAACGTGGATTGGATTGGCCAACAAGTCTGGCCTCTCCACTACTACAGTGTACAATTTAGGAAACCGAGACACAAGGTTTCCGCAACTACGAACAATCTTTCTACTGGCGAAAGCAGTTGGGATGAATGTTCGACTATTAAGAAAGGAGATTTACAATCATGAAGCGAAGAGCCAAAATCGAAAAGAAGTCAATGCGTGAACGGGTTGCTGATTACGATGAGGTTACTGCAAACCAAGGAAAGAATGTACACTTGGTGGCTGCAGACTTGAATTTGACAGTACAACAAGTGTACTCTTGTCGTACTGCCAACAAGAAGATGGCTAGAAAAGCAACAAGCACTGGCGTGGAAGGTTCACCATTGCTAGAGAAGGACATAATCACAATCTCTAAGATTGGAGTAGAATCAACAGAGCGTATATTGCGTCTGTTAAAACAACTCTAGCAGAGGGGAGCAAGGGTGCACACAGAATTGTTGTCTAAGCCTTTCTGTTGAGTCGAAAGACGGCACCTTTGCTCTAAAGCGATACCCAAGACGGGTAACGGTCCCAATTCCGTAAATTCTCAGAGATATGGGCCTAGCAAGGGGGTGTGGGACGAAAAGGTAGATTAGTACCCCCTACGCCCTAGGGACGCTTAAAACAACGCTACAGGCCCCTAGAATCGGCTATTAGGGTTACTATGCTCAAGGTAGATACCCCACTATTTCTGCACTCTACTGCTTATAGGGGGTATAAAGAACCCTACCCCACCTCAGACCAGGATACAGGGAGCGAATCTGCTCTGGTGGAGGGAGGTAGGGTATTTTCTATTTGTGCCAAACCACACGATTGACATAATCAATGTAGCTAAAAATGATTTGCACAACCTTTTCTGACACGTTAGGAACACTATAATCAGTCACAATCCTCAGGCTGCGTTCTTTACCGCGTTTTTGGGAAGACAATACAGCCAGCCCTCGCTCGACGTTCTCGAACTCCAACCCTGTCATTATCACAGCTGCTTCTTCCATGGCCTCGGGCCGTTCGTGCACTTCTCGAATGTTTAAGGCCGGAAAATTTAGAATTGATGATTCTTCACTGATGGTACCGCTGTCTGACAGTACTGCTGCTGCATTGATTTGTAGTTTGTTGTAGTCACAAAATCCCAATGGCTTTATCAGCTTGACACGAGAGTCAATCATGACCTTTTCAGCATCTATTCGTTTGCGGGTGCGGGGATGTGTTGAAACAATTACTTGCTTGCCATAATTCTTGGCCAATCCGTTAAGCAGCTGAACCAGTTTAGCAAATTGGGTAGGTGATTCAATGTTTTCTTCTCGATGTGCGCTGACAACAAAGTAATCATACTGCTTCAGTTGCAGAAGATTAAGAATGTCGGAATGCTCAATTTTTTCATGGTAGTGGGCAAGAACCTCAAACATTGGGCTACCAGTCTTGATGATCCGATCTGGCAACAATCCTTCTCGCAGCAAGTATTCTCGCGAAATGTCACTGTAGGGTATGTTGATGTCACTGATATGATCAACAATCTTACGGTTGATTTCCTCAGGTACTCGTTGATCAAAGCAGCGGTTGCCAGCTTCCATATGAAAAACTGGAATTTTGCGACGTTTTGCTGCTAATGCCGCCAAACAACTATTCGTATCACCTAATACCAAAAATGCTTGTGGTGCAACTTTCTCAAGAACAACATCTGACTTGGCAATTACTTGTCCGATCGTCTCGGCTGCATTTGCACCAGCTGCTTTGAGAAAATAATCTGGATTGCGAATACCGAGGTCTTGGAAAAAGATTTCGTTAAGCTCGTAGTCGTAGTTTTGGCCGGTATGGACCAAGATGTGCTCGCATTCGCGATCCAATGCCGCTATAACCCTTGATAGACGAATAATCTCGGGTCTAGTACCAACAACGGTTACGATTTTAAGCCTATTCATGTAACACCTTCATGAAATACGTTTCAGGATTTGCCGGATCGAAGATTTCGTCGGCCCAGAACAACGTGACCATCTCACTGGTTCCAACATTTTCGATCAAGTGCGTATAGCCTGGAGGAATATCAACGACGCGGAATTCATTGCCAGATACATGGTATGAAATAACTTCATTCGATTCAATGTGGCGGAGTCTGATGACGGCGTCACCTTCAACAACCAAAAACTTTTCTACCTTGGTATGGTGGCAATGATTGCCGCGAGTAATGCCAGGCTTCGTGCGTGAAACGAAAATTTGGCCAAACGTCGGTGACTTTAGAAACTCAGCCAACTCGCCTCGGTTGTCTCTTTTGATGTTCAATGGGTATGCAAACTCGTTTTCTGGCAAGTATGAAAGATATGTTGCATAAAGACAACGGATGAACTTGTTGCTCATATCAGGCATCGTCAGATTCGTTCGAGAATCGTGTAGTGACTGAATTGTGGTTGCTAGGTTGCCTAGCGTCACGCGGTAGGTAGGCTTAACTCGTGCAATGACAACCTGTTCACGGCTTTTGTTGTCGTCTAGTTCTGCCATAAGCAACGCCACTACATCATCAACATATACTAGTTCAATTTCTCGGATTGGATTTGAAACCTGAAATGGCAATCCTCGTGCAACATTATAGCAAAATGTGGCTGTCACTGAGTTGTAATTTGGCCGACACCACTTGCCAAACAAATTAGTCCAACGGAAAATCATGACCCGAGCGCCCGAGGTGTCGGAAAACCGGCGCAGGCATTCCTCGGCGTGTAACTTGCTGCGGCCGTAGGGATTGTCCAACTCTGCTTGGATTGACGAGGCAAAGACGATTGTCGGTGCACGGCTGGCATTGGCAAGACGACTGCAGATCTCCTCGGTGAATCCAACATTGCTAGCCTCGTAATCGTCTGGATTTGGCGGACGACTCACACCTGCTAAATGAAAAATAAGATCAGACTTGTTTATTCCGTCAACAAGTTGCTGTTCTGGAAAACCGATGTCATACTCGATAATCTCCACGTCATCGCGAAGTCGCAACATTTGAACAAGATTTCTACCAACAAACCCCAGAGCGCCAGTAATGAGAACTATCATGACTACCATCCCTTCAATTCGTCCTGAATGTATTTTAGATTGAGTAAAATCCCAACCATTTCATCCACATCAAGTCTTCGCGTGTTGTGTGAATTATAATCTTCTTGCTTTGCAATAGCAGGTATACCATTGGAGAAAAATGCCTCATAATTCAAGTCTCTCATGTCTGCTGGGATGCAATAATAATTACTACAATCCTTGGCCTTCTGCATTTCCTCTCGCGTTAGCAAAGTTTCGTAAATCTTTTCACCATGACGAGTGCCTATTACCCGAATCGGATTCTCGGCCTTAAAAATCTTTTTCATGGCCAAGACCAATGTTTCAATTGTAGCTGCTGGAGCCTTTTGAACAAACAAGTCACCTGGTGTTGAATGTTGAAAGGCATATAACACAAGATCAACAGCATTGTCAATTGACATCATGAACCGAGTCATAGCAGGTTCAGTGATTGTCAATGGTAGCCCTTCCTTAATTTGTTTGACAAACAGAGGGATTACCGATCCGCGAGAAGCCATTACATTTCCATACCGAGTGCCACATAGTGTGGTGCCGGCTCCCCATGCTGCGTGTGACTTAGCTAACATTAGCTTTTCTGCCATGGCTTTCGATATACCCATTGCATTGATTGGATAAACAGCCTTATCAGTGCTAAGAATGATAACCTGCTTTACATGGTTAGCTATTGCAGCATTCATTACATTTTCAGCACCTAATGAATTAGTACGCAAAGATTCAAGTGGGTAAAATTCACAAGAAGGTACTTGTTTAAGAGCTGCAGCATGAAAAACATAGTTTACACCTGCCATTGCATTGACCACACTATGTTCATCACGTACATCACCAAGATAAAATGACAATAGCGGTGAACAATATTTCCTTCTCATATCATCTTGCTTCTTTTCATCCCTACTAAATATTCTAATCTCTTGAATATCAGTTTTCAAAAACCTACGAATCACAGCATTGCCAAATGAACCAGTGCCGCCAGTCACTAACAAAACTTTATCTAAAAACATAGAAACCTCCGTTGATTATTCAAACTTCCATGGTCCACTGGCTGAACACCAGACATGGCTTTTCTGTGCTGCTTGTCTCTTACGGCTATATACTTCAGCAGCAGCCCGCCCCATCTCTTCGGCGTTTGCCGGCCTAGCGTGGTCTTGATGGTATCCCAATACATCAATGTATCTTGTGGTCAACTTCAAACCACGGATTAGGCAATCTGCAAACCAAATATCTTCTCTTCCACCAGTGATGAAGTCTTCATCATTACCACCAACAGCATACAAATCTTTACGCCAAAGGCTACCTAAAAAGAACAAGGGACGTTTATTGTCTTTGCCCGTCAACAGTTTTATGTTTTCACCCCGTTCTCCAAGTCCCCGTAATCCTACAGGCAACAGCTCATCGTCTACATTCCACACCGTAGCAATCAAAAACTCCCCATGCCTTAATTCCTCTGTTAGTCGTCGTATTGTGTCACAGCCATGAATTACATCGTCACTTTGACAAATGACAACTTCTCCTGTTGCTGCTTTGTAGGCAACATTTCTAGCCTTAGCAGGATTCTTAAATCCTGGTTCCCCTTCTAATCGAATGTACTTAGCAGGAAACAATTCACAGACTCTATGGTTACATTGTCCAGTACCACGATCATCTACTACAATAACCTCAATGTCTTCAGCATCTGTAATTGATTGGCTAAAGATACTGCGTAATGTATTCTTTAGCAACATTGGCTTGTCGTGCGTAGCAATACAAATAGACGTTCTCATGGATCCCCCCACTACAACATTGTTAGTGCTTCCGTTGCTTGGTCTTGTTTGAACCAATTTAAGTATTCCTTGATTCCTCCTGTGAGTGTTATTGAGGGTGAGTACCCCAATTCTCTCTTGGCTTTTTCAATGTCTGCTGTACTGTGTAGCACATCTCCAGGTCTAGGATTGACGTAGATAACTTCATTGCCACCCATTATCTCAATCAACCTGTTGACAGAAGTTCCTACTCCACTACCAATATTGTATACTCCAGAAGCATTGGGAACAGTAGCTGCTAGAAAGTTAGCCTGTACTACGTCTCTAACATTAACAAAGTCTCGTGTTTGTTCACCATTACCACAAACAGTCAATGGTGTGTTGGCAAGTAACATCTTTGCAAAAATAGGAATTACGTTACCATAGGCATCATACCTTTGTCTGGGTCCATACACGTTAAAGTACCGCAAGCAAACTGCACTTAATTCATGTACATGTGTGTATGCTAGGCACAACTTCTCTGCACACAGCTTGGTGCAGCCATAGGGAGAATCTGGCTCACAAGGATGGTCTTCTCTAACAGGCAATTGTTTCATTTCTCCAAATATGCCAGCCGAAGAAGAGTACACCACCCGTTGAACTTTGAATTCCCTTGCTGCCTCTAGTATGTTAAGTGTACCTAACACATTAATTGTGGCATCGTCTACAGGTCTAGCAATGGAGCGTGCATTACCTACAGAGGCTGCTAGGTGAAACACAACCTGACAACCACTCATGGCACTATCTACATCCTCCCGATGAATTACATTACCCTTGATAAACTTACATGCAGAAGGTAGATCTACCATTCGTCGGTTTGATAGGTTATCTAACACAATGACATCATGATTTTCTTTTAGCAGTAGATCCACCAAGTTAGAGCCAATGAATCCGCATCCACCTGTTACTAAACAACGCATAAGTCCCCCTTGCCATCAAGTATTTTATGGCAGCAACGTGTGAAAGTGTTGTCATAATTTTTATAGTTTTTGGCTGTTAACAATCTGTTCCATTGCTGGCTACTGGACCACCCCCAAACCAATGTAATCCTAAGCACCTATCTGACACATCTGCAGTACTGGTGAAAATCTTTGGGTAATTGCGACAGTCAAAAGGGTATAAAGAAACATCAGGTAGACGAGAGATACTCAACCCAGGATACTTAGACTTGAAGTAATCTATAGTGGCTGTTGCAGAATGTGCTCTTCCTGTTGATAGATAAGCTGCTGATATGCCAGCAGATTCGTATCTTTCAGGTACATAGTTTCTAATCGCTGAGTGGTAGATGTCTTGAAACATAGTGCAGCGTGGACTAGCCCCAAAGAATCCTATGGCAAACATCTGCCCATTATTTTCTAAGCAGTACAAAACATCACTATTCCAATAAGCTTGCCTGATTGACTCAAGGGGCATGAGCCACAATACGTCCATGTCACAATAAATGCCCCCAATAGTAGACAGTAGTTGCCATTCGAATAAGTCAGATGCTTGAGAGTGAGAAAGCCCTTCAAACATTGGACTCCATGTCTTGCGTTCTATTTTTAGATCTTCTATTCTTGGTAGGTAATTTTCTCCTTGATAGCTATCGTCATCAACTTCACTACTAACCCATGTCTTTCCTCTACAAGGACTACTAGGAGACCAAAGAATGATACGAAAGTTTGGGTTTAACTTCCTGAAGCTGTAGAGGGTCATGTAACGCATGAACGTCATGTGGGAACCAGACCAAAAGAAGTTCATTACCCTAGGAATCACGAATTAGCCTCCTCCGGAAAATCAATCATGTCAACAGTCTTACCAGCTAAATTATGTTCACAGTCAGTACAGAAACTTATCTTTCCATCTGTCACTACAGAGTGGCATCTGGGACCACACCCATCATAATCAAACTGACTTCGCTTCAAGAGCAGTGAAGGAGTAAAAGTTGGACTACTAGTGTTGCCATTGAACTGCCAAGGTTTCCATGATGGACTGCTATCATTTCTGGTACAGAATGGGTGTATTTCTAAACAACCAGGACAATAAAACAAGTAGTGTTCGTATCCATCACTACGGCGAACATGCAGCTTGGTGGTTAGTTTGATCTCTTCACTCATACTTTTCTCCTAACATGAGCAGCAACCATTTGCATGTCATACTCAGGGCAAGGTTGAACATTGACAATTTCTGAAACACCACCAGATTCCTTCACCATGGTATTAAATGTTTCTCGAGTTCTTAGCACAGTACCAGCCATCATGGTTCCAACACAAGCCGGAGCAATGTATTGTTCAGCACTCAAAGGCTCATTGTAGTGTAAAGCAAATACACCGTTTCCAAACAGTGATCTAACAACATGTTTCATTTGCTTTGCTAGATCGTTATCGTCCATGTGAGGCGACACCCATAGTGACATTGCTGTGTCAAATAAATTAGATGACAATAATGCAGGATCACAAATGGATATAGCACCAGCGATATTGCTTTCAACAATGTCTAGTGACCAAACACACCCACTGCTGTTGTGTAATTGATGTACAATCTCTCTTACCCAACCTCCATCACCAGTACCAATGCACAACGTGTTTTTATTGGGTGACACAGACACCTTTAGAAAGTCTAAGTGTCCTGCCAAGCTAGTGCCAGTCAATCTTGTTGCATCTTGACATTGATGTGCTTGTTCCCAGTATTCTAGAATTTGATTATCCATTGCAGTTGACCTCTTCTACAATACGTGCTGCACAACCTTCAGAACTAAAGTAGTCTTGGTACAGTTCTTTGCCTGCTTGCAAATAATCATTGATTCTAGACTTTGACATGCTTCTTAATCTTCTAGGAAGATCAGGGATCTCTCTTGTTGTGCAAGTGATACCGATTTGGTCAAACATACCGTGGTCACTTGGGTCTTTCGGATTTGACCAAGGGAACCAAAAATGGTCACTAACATAGACCGGCACACAACCATACTGCAAGCTTTCACAAATACGAAATGTCGTGGGACTGCTACCACGTGGGCAAAGAGCAAATACACTACGCTCCATTAGGTCTTTGAACCCTTCATACCCTACCGTTGCCCACTTATCTGTATCCATCTTCTCAAAGCTGCACACAGGACTTACAATGCTTTCTCTTACTTCAAAACCTGGTTCATTGCTCAGCACATTCCAAATGACTTCTCGTTCTGGACTGGTACGAGCACCCACGAATCCTGCCAGTACATCTCTCTTACGGTCTAAGTTGATGTTTGGAGCAGGAGTAAGAGTTAGAGGAATAGCACGGTCTCCTACATTGCCTTTGTAGGTATTCCAATTCATGCTGACAGTGTCACCAATAGAGCTGAACACCTTGAGGTCTAAATGACTTGTTCTTTCAAATGTGCCACCATCGTAAGCACAAATGGTAAAATAGGATTGACTCGGATCTAATTCATCCAAGTATTTTTGTAAGTCTTGTGTACCATCGTTGCGGTAATGCCGTGTGTAGTAAAACACGGACCACAAAATTGGTAGATACTTCCTTTTGGTTACTGGTTGGTGCTTTAGAAAGTACCTGTAAAAATACTCCTCAAAGGTTATTGTGTTGTAACGAGGATATTCAAAGCAGGGGTCCGGTCGAAACACCTTTGGAACGTCAACTATAGATTCCATCTCGCTCATTCTCCCACATTTTGTAGTAAGGCAATGTCCAGTCGTTTATTCTCTTCTCTCGCCATGGCTTCGGCCCACAGAAATGAACCAGCCGTTGATCTGCTACCAATGGTGGTGGAAAGTGTTGATCTAAGCAGTAGTTTAACCCTGTTGGTAGCCAACCTATCTCTAATCTGTGGAGACTGAAGAAGTGATTCCAAAATCCTTGATCACCAACCTCATAGGTTTCTAACTTACCATCCCTTATATCTGACATCAGATCTTCATGTAGGTTTGGATATGCTCCACGACAGTAGACATACAAACCTGCATTGAACACAATAAACGGATCCAATCCCAGTCGTTTAAGATTGTCTGGATAGTAGATTTGAGCAGCAGTGTCGTGACCAACATAGAATGGTAGATTACCAATTCTATCTGACCAAAGATAGGAAGGGTCACCAATGCAAAGCATGTCTGCATTAACACTAAGCACGCGGTCATAATCCAGTGTTAATGAGTAGAAGTTTTTGAGCGATTCTTTATTCTTTAGATTTGGAGCTGATACCCAAGAGTAATCTTCTGTCATTGGTATTGGTTGTGCAAAGTCACATGTCTCTGGCCCAACTACCAGCCTGTCAATCCAGTCAGGCATTCCATGTCTTTCTAGACTTTTGTAGAATACCCTTGCACCTTCAATATAGTCACCAGTGGCAACTGTTACAATAGCTGTCTTCACAACTTATCTCCTAAAGAAAGTTTACGTCCATTCCATTAGTCTTGAGAAACTCAAACAATTTATTTAATTCGCACAACTTGCAGCACAGTTGACATTCACGATGCATATCTAATCCATGTTGCATGAATTGAATTGTAGACTGCCGTTGTTCTGATTTCCATATTTCATGGAAGTGATTGTTGTAGATGTTACCAAACACAAATCGTGAATCATTAGGATGGTACATGCAAGGCAATAAGTCGCCGTTGCTGTTTACTACAAAGCTAAGACGATGTGCCTCACATGAACTAAAGGGAAATATAGTGCCAGCAGCCAAGTCGTTGTATTTATCAAGTGAGTAGTTGATACGAGCATCTTGCACAGTGGATAAGTAATTCCAAACACGAGAATTGAGTTCAATTGTTTCTAACTTAAAGTATCGAGGAATAACTGGCCGAAACTGTAGGTAAGATGCACCACACTCATCCAGCATATTGATCAGGTCATCCACTTCTCGAATGGTAAGGTTCTTGTGCACATTACAGTTGATACCAACCTTCGCCGCCCCTTTCTGTGAGAGAATAGAAACATTGGCCAACACCTGATCCAGTCTGTCTACCCCCTTCCATTGCTTATAGTGCACTTGGTCTAATGTGTCTAAACTGAATCTCACCCACTGCATGTTGTTAGCAATTACATTATTCAGCTCAATAGCATAAGCACCATTGGTCATCAATCCAATCTCTAAACCAGCCTGCTTGCAACCCTCAATAATCTCTGTGAAGTTAGGGTGCAGCGTTGGTTCACCACCACCAGAAAATGTAATTGCCTTACCACCAGATGCAGCAAAGTCTTTAGCAAACCTAAGCATTGCATCTGTCTGTAAAGTGTCTTGACCATGCTTGAAGTTCTCACTGATACACCATTGACACTGCAAGTTGCAAGTGTTTGTTAGATTTACCTCACAGAACACTGGCATGCAATCACCAGTTCTTAGATAGTCACTGATACGATCTCCGTGAAACAAAGTCTTTGCCTGAGATGCAAATGGATTACTACCTTTGAATTGGGTGTAAGTATTGTTCATCCTAAGTTTAACTCCTTGGACAAGTCACCAACTTTTCTTTTGGTGTGGCAAAAGTACCCATTCAATACATCCTTACAAGTGTATCCGTAACCTTCAAACAATCTAGTTCTTGTCAGGTAAACTAAGATGTCATGGAATCCTAACAGTAAGTTGTGGTTGAACACCATTACATTATCATCGAAAAATCCATTGGGTAAGTGTCTAGCATAGAGCAGATGTTGAAGTAAGTGAGACTCTGACCACAGTATGGAAATATCTTTCTTGTAGGATAGATCTGGTGAAAGATAGATAGCACGGTCGTAAGGCATTAAGAATGTAAACAGCTTCTTAAAGGAGTCTTGATCTTTTGGGTTAGGGGACAATCCTGAATAGTCTGTGGTTACAGGAACTAAGGTAGCAAAGTCTATAGCAGGGGTGCTGGGATCACAGAGTATCAACTTGTCCACAGAACTTGGTAAGTTACTATACTGAGAGAGGTCATTAAATAGAGTACAACATTCCTGCTGTTTACCCCCAGTATCTAATGTGATTACAGCCGTTGTCATATTGCACCTCGATCTATCTCTGCTACAGACCTGCCAGGAATGTAGGGCCAAGGGCCACTAGAAGAAATGTACTTGATCTTTCCTTCCACTGCTTCTCTCAACAATCTATAGTAAACACTCTTTGCAGGTGCTGTGTCATAGATACAACGGTCGTGGTTCTGATGCCACCCCACCACTTCTAAGAATAGGGGTTTTACATGACAGGTATTGAGCAAGCAGTCAGCATGCCAATTGTCATCATAGTAAACCACATCACCTAACAGTGGATCATATCCCCCAACACTACATACGTCTTCTCGATAGCATGCACCAAGAAAGAAGAATGGTCTGCGGTTTGCTAATCCCGTATACTGAAAGTCGTCTGCAATACCCTTGTCTCGATGGTAGTTATGAACAGAGGCAAAGGTAGCACGACGTCCTGGCAGTGCTTCCACTAAAGACTTGATTACATTTGTGGTGGAGTGAATAACATCAGCACTTTGCTGTATGATCAAGTCACCGTGTGCACTTTTAAGGCTTGAATTCTTAGCGTACACACCATTGTGGTAGGTGTGATTTTCTAAGTACAAGTGGGTGAGTGGATACCTATCTAAGATTTCACTGACACCGTCATCAGACCCATCATCCGTGACAATCACTTCCAACTCGTAGCCACTGATGTTTTGAGCATAGATACTGTCTAATGTGTAAGGTATTAAGTGTGCTTGATTCCTAATACCAATACATACGGAAATTATTCGGTCTGGGGTCATGCTTCCTACCATCTTTTGTATGTTTGTTCTATACGTTTCCAAGAAGCTACGATTTGTTCTGTAGTTGCTAATGAAGTGGACACATTACCATGATATTCTCCGGGTCTTCCTTTGTAGAATGACTGAGACAAATTCACGTCTGTCCAATGAATGTCATATTGTTCACGGTGATCATAGATAGGACTACCAGGATAGGGATTGTATATTTTGCAATCGAAGTCATCCAAAGGCATCTCTGCAATGAATTGCTCTGTCTCTGCCAATGTTTCTGGACTCTCACTGGGCAATCCAATCACAAAGAATCCCTTCACATGGATTCCTTCTGCTTTGAGCAAGTAAATTGCAGTTTTGATTGTCTCTAAACTCTCGCCCTTTTGAATGGTTTCAAGAATTGCTTGTGACCCAGACTCTACACCAATACCAACTGCTACACAACCACAATCCTTCATCATTCTTATGAATTCAACACCATATTTGACTAGCACATCTGCACGCACTAAACAACGCCAAGTGATGTTAAGACTTTTTAGATGGTAACACACAACTTCTGCACGAGTTCTATCTAGAATAAAAATGTCTTCGGGGAATAGTAATGCGTTGTACCCGAATTGAAAGTGCAGCAGGTCAATCTCTTCAATCACCTTAGCTGCACTACGAAACCTAACACGATTGTGATTCTTACAACAGAAGGCACAACGGAAAGGACAGCCACGTGAAGTTACCAATGTTGTAGCTAAACGACCGTTCAACCAATATTCGTAATCTGTCAGGTTGATCAATGTGCGATCAGGAATGGGGTAATTGTCTAAAGGTTGATCTTCTGCAAATAGCAAATGCTCTTCACCAACAAATGCGTCGTGTGCAATTAAGTCACCGTCCCCTACAACGATACAATCCCAACCATCATTACAGCAAGACTTAAAATTCAACGTAGCATGCGGTCCACCTAGTATTACTTTGGCTTTTGGAGCGTATTCTCGAATCAAGTCCATGCCAAGCAATGCATGGGGATACTCTGGAGCAGTAGGACCAAATCCGTAGCCTTCATGTCCTATTGGTATCTCAGCCAGTGGTCCATCATGTATCACTACTTCGTGTCCATGCAGTTTTAAGCCTGTACCAACAGACAATAGACCCAAGGGTGGAAAAGCCTTGTCTTCTATTAAGAACGGTGAGGGGCATCGAACCAAACAAATCTTCATGCTACTCTACTCCAAGCAATGATAGTGCATCAAATTCTTCACCTGGAAAAGAATCAGCTCCAGGCCAACGATCATTACCAATGTGATTGTCTAATGTGGTTTGCCCACCACCAGTATGTTGCAATAAGCTTGGATTGTGTACGTATTCTTTCCAACCTGCACGTTTCATAGCAGTTACAATCATACCATCCAAGTTCTTGTGGGGATAAACTCGGTGTGCATGGTTGATTATCAATCTTGGCTTGTCTAGTGTTACTGGACTACCTAGCAGTGTTAACAACCCCTCTTGATTGAATATCAATCCTATTGCTCCTCGTCCTAATTGATTGCTAGCAAACCACCCTTGTTTACCACCACTGAGAATTGTATTTTCTGGGAATGTAATAAGGTTCAAGTAACCCTTATGCGGAAACTCATGTTGCTCAATGTACTGCCGTAGGTTCTTTACAGCAATAATATCATCTTGAAACATGGCATACAGGTCAGCGTGAGGTTCACGAATATACAGCTCCAACATTCCTAATAGGTAGTTACCTACAATGCTAATCTTTGGTTCACGTATAGTAGCAGTATCTTCTACATCTGCATGACCATCAATGAATAGCCGGTCAATTGTGAACCCAGCATTCTTCAATGACTCTTGTGTTTTTGCTAGCATTCCCCCACAAACTCTTTCTGCTACTGTTGTGATACCACAGGTCCATCTCATGATTTTTCTCCTAAAATTGTTAGTTTCTTTTCTGTGCTAATAATTGCCTGCATCAGCAATAACTTAGCTCCAAATTTAATAAAGGGTAAACCACGCTGCTTTGCCTCTTCTTGCATCCAACCAACAATCAAGTCTGCATTGTCTCTACACCATTGTGGCCCTTCTTCATCCATGATGATGGCTCTACCATCGCATTTTTCACAAGGTTGTATCCACAACTTTTGCAACAATCGCTTCAATTCTGTTCCTACCCCAACCACTTACTTACCCCCTAAGCTAGTTATTTACGGTTTTGTTTGTACTTAGTATAATAGATGTGGCTGCTAAACCTTTAACAACACCAATCAGTTACAATTACGTTTTCGCAAATTTAGTCATTGGAGGTGTATCGTGTTAGATTTACCATCGTTTGGATCATTCTTTTTTGATGCTGCACTGCTTATTATAGCGGCTGCTGGATGGAAACGTGTTTGGGATCTCGAAAGGGAAATCAATGCACAATCGTCAACTTGGAAAGCTACAGCAGAAGCACTAAAGGAAGAGTTGCAAAATAAACAACGTGGGGGGCAAACAACATGTTGAGGCTTAATTGTCGTGCCACTCTTTTGTTGACTCTTGGCCTTAGTCTGCCAGGTACAATTGTTGTTATTAGTCAGGCTTATGGTGTTGGATATGGAGTGATTGCTGAATTTGTACACGTGTCCTTGTTTATTTCGATCTGGGCAATAGTCGCTGGAAAGCAATACAGCGCAGATAAAGAGGTGTCTAATGAAACACGGAACGACTCTTGTTGAAATGTTGGTTGCCACTGCACTATCTCTTGTGCTTATTGGTGCTGTTGTTCAAATGTTTGGAAAAGTTGCCGAAAGCATTACTGATTCTCGATCTATGCTTGAATCGGCTGATAGGATACGTTTAGCCGAAATACGACTACAGTTAGATTTACAAGGGGCCACTGCCACAATGATCCCCCCTCTTGATGCAGAAAAGAATCTTGGGTATTTTGAGTACATTGAGGGACCAATTATACAAGCAACAGCTCCAAGTTATGCACGAAACAGTGAAGTGGCTAACACTCCGGCAGATACAACCGTTGGCGATTTCGACGACATCTTGATGTTCACCACGCATAGCAATGGCCAGCCGTTCGTGGGCAAAAGTGGTGCGAATACCATTCAATCCGACGTAGCTGAGGTGGCGTGGTTCCTGCGAGGCAACACGCTCCACCGCCGTGTGCTTCTTGTAGCACCTGGTGCCAACTTGAGTAGTGTTAAAGAGGCTGGATTCCATGCTTATCATGATTTGTCATTGCATGCTACGTGGGATGCAATAGGTGCTTTTGCAGGATACGTTCCAAACACACTAGGTGACTTAACTAAAAGAGAGTGTCGATATGCACATAAGCCATGGAAAAATAATCAGAATAATTGGCCCTATGATGTCAGGGGCTGGGGTCAGTTGGGATTGCCAACAATTCGAGAATGCTCAATTCTAAGTGCCGCTTCGCTTCCTTTCCCTGGGTCATTGCCGACAAAGGCGACAATGGATTTTTGGACTAATGATACTACCAATCGTTTCGCGGATAATTATCTGACCAACTCACCAAGTACAGAGACGCGGATTGCTGACGATGTTATTCTCACTAACGTGATTGGTTTCGACGTGAAAGCGTTTGATACTGGCGTGATGGCTTATGTGGATCTTGGATACGATCCATCCAAGGCAACGCCATTCTGCGGATTTGGACAGTCTCTTTCAGGTCTGCAAGCAACGAGTACGACGGCCAGAGTCTACGATACTTATTCGAGCCACTACGAGGCGACTGGCTGCTACGCTTCTGATTCGAGGGCAGGTTGCAGTAGTGACGGGTTTGATACCGATGGAAACGGAATAGTCGATGACGATGCTGAGAAATTAACATGCCCGCCATACCCAATTCCCCTGCGGGGCATTCAGGTCAAGATTCGCACGTTTGAGCCTGATAGCAAACAGGTCCGTGAAGTGACCGTTGTTCAGGATTTTCTGCCGCAATAACCATTACTTCCCTATCTGTCATTTCTCCGTGGGCATCGTTTCTACCGCATTCTTTGCAACTTGGATCATCCCAAAAATTTCTCTCCAATCTGGACCGTTGCCCTTGTAGCGATATTCTCGCTCGGCTGTATCGATGGCCTTGTGCAACTCCGGCCACTGTTCTGCCTCATCGGTTGCCGCTTGCAGGTTTCCGATAATCTCCAGGTGATTCAATTCCACGTTGACGTTGTTCGTCTCGGCGGCCGTCAGCAATTCTTTGTAGAGTACAAGAGCCTTGCCTATATGCTTCTCCACACACAAGATACAGGAGTCGCGTTTGACAAGTCGCTGCTCTCGGATGTGTTGGACGATGCCCTGCTCGAAGCCGTGCATCCGCATGGCCTTGTCTCGTTCGGCACCACACGTCGGACATGTGCGTTGTGCTTCTAGCTTGGCCCTGTGGGCCGCCGCTTCTTCTGGTGTTGTGTTGGAAAATGATTCTGGCATAATTTACGTGTCGCAAGGTGATCCGGTTGGTGTTGCCGTGCAGTTGGTGAATGTGGAACCAGAAGAGCACCCCGCAAATCCGCAGGTCGTACTAACACCACCACAGGCATTAAAATCGGAGGAAGAACATTGGGAAAAGCCATAGCCATAACTGCCGGAAATACCAGTGCCGGTGCATGTATCAAACGTAGAAGAAGAGCAGCTCTCGAAGCCATAACCCCAGCCGTCGTCGTTTCCCGTGCCAGTGCCGGTGCATGTATCAAACGTAGAAGAAGAGCAGCTCTCGAAGCCATAACCATTTCCGAAGTAGATACTGTATCCAGTTACGTTTCCTGTACCAGTTCCAGTGCATGTATCAAACGTAGAAGAAGAGCATCTAGCAAAGCCATAACCATTTCCGAGGTCATCGCCACTACCCGTGCCAGTGCATGTATCAAACGTAGAAGAATTGCAATAGTAAAATCCATAACCGTTGCTATAGAAGGTGGTGCCATTTCCTGTACCAGTTCCAGTGCATGCATTAAATATCGAGGAAGAGCAGCCATAGAAGCCATAGCTGGCAGATCCAGTACAAGTGCTGGCTGCATCTGTACTTTTCCAGATGCAGCCAATACAGTCTTTCACCGCACAAGCAGTTACGCCAGTTCCGGTAACATTTATCGTAATTGTTTCAGCGTCCCACGGTTCAATCACCAACTTTCTTTGATAGTTCTGCCCGCTATTGCCCACTACTGCATAGTCAATTGTGCCCTTCACCAATACCTTGACCATCGGACAACCGCTCGATCCCTCGGAACCGCCATTGCAAATCGTGTAGATACACGTATCAGAGAAAACGGTGTTCAAGTTCGTCCAGGGATCAAGTTCCGTGCCTGTACCTGATTCCGCACCGCCGCCACTGACTGAATCAACGTAGTAGGTGATGCAAGGAGATTCGTTGTTGACGCGGGTAATCACGCCATCGGCAACGGTGTGAGAAATCCACGTAACGGTGCCATCTGCGGTGATGGTAGTTTCGCCGCACTTGCAGGATGAACAAAAACAGGCTCTTCCGCGTCTACCCATAATTTCCGCCTAAGCCGAACACGGCATATCGTAGATGTACCACTTGTCATCATCTTCGTGCCACTCGATGTAGCAAACGGTATTGTCTGCACCTGCATACCCGCCGCTACTGCTTGGGTTCAGTTGTATGTATACGGTCATGGTGGTGCTGCTACTCGCTGTTGGCGATTGTCCGCTATCAGTGGCTGTCACGTTGTCTACCGTGCAGCTTGCAGTTGTGGCAGTCAAGGTGGCTGTCAGTTGGCACTTACACCGTTTGGCAAGACCTTTACCACAAACAATGACAGGATTGCCTCCAGGACCTGGTGTGACCCATACTTTTGCCGCAGTTGTAGCAGAAAATCCAGAATGGTTTGATCCATAGCCACGAAACGTACCTGGATGTGTGTTATCAACTAAAATCTTGTCAGCATCTGTATCTGCTACCCAAGAGCCACTTTCAATTTTAGCTGGGTGCATATTGATCCCAGTGGCATCAGGCACAGCGTCGTCATAGAGAAATCCAGGGGTGAGAGAAGAACCACTTTGAGCAGCAATCCACCTACCCGACTTATCCCGGATTACAAGAAACCAATCATTCTGGATATCTGATGCAGTAAGATTGTAGACTGGAATTGTTCGACCACTGATAGGGACAATGTCCCAATCTTCTGATGTTGTGCTGGTAGTAATTTGATAAATATCGCAAGGAGCGCAGCCAGGGTGATCCCACTCATTGTCAACTATCTTAAGTGCTGGAATAGTTTTTGATGTTGTACCGTCCGGTTGAACCTTTGCAATGTAGACTTCTGGTGTATTCTGCATACTCCCTAAAGGATCGTTGTGAATCCAGGTTGTATTAGATTCACTTAATAACTTCTTAAGTTTGTTACGATCTTCTTCTGAAAGTAGGTATCCTTCAGCCATAATCGACCCTAGAAAAACGTAGATAGTTTGCTTCGGATTGGGTAGAAACTTAGCTTGGCACCATGTAGATAGTATATTTCGCAGTTCCTTTGCGACATCGGATGCGTAGATCACCAGCATTGACTGGGCAAACTCGCATGGATTCGCCTGGCAAAATATAGTAATGTGGATTTAGAGCATCATAAGTCACATCAATGACCTTCTCTGAGACAGTAGTGCGATCTTCCTTGGTTGGGTTTACGAAAAATTGCCCCTCATCGTTTTTGATTAGCAGCATGCCGCATTGTTCAATCCAACCACAATCCAACTGCTGCCATTCCTCCTTCGCAACTTTATGTCGTTCGTAGGGCTGCTCGTTAGATTCTAATTCTCTAGTGAATCTAATGCCATCTGAAAGTGCCGTCGTCGGCGGGCCACCAAAGGGCTGATGGTAAACCATTTCAACGACAGAGAGTCGGCTTTTCAATGAATCTTGCGAAGCAAGGTTTTCCAAAACTTTCAAAAAAGTGGGATTGTCAGATTGCTCTTCATTTGAAATGGTCTGAATAGATTCGTCGGAAGTCATGGTTCGCTCCTATAGAATAGTCAGTTAGAATAAGCAGTTTACTGATTATGCTTCAAATGCTTCTACCAGTACAACTACAGGTGCTACACTAGCTCTAATCATCAATTTATTGTTGCTGCCTAATGCAGTGCCTGTGCCAGTTCCTGGTTCAGCCCACTCAAGTCCTAACCAACGACTGAGACGAATGATGTAAAATTCACCAGCTAATACTTCACCAAGAGGGTAAAACTGGTTTGTTGATTCTTCGTGAATTCCGTAAGTAACATAGTTAGTATCGTCTTGATTGGTAATCTTGCATAGTCCAGGCACCGTTAGCTGAGTAAGATCTACATCAGTACCTGTGATAGAAGCAATAAATGCCCCTGGTGTAGGTCCCAATGCCCCACTGACATCAGCAGTAAATTGGGTTGGATAACTACGATAGTTCAAAATTCCAGCAGTGTCATCTTTAGTGATTTGCAAGCTTACTTGCATTTGTGCTTCACCACTCATGGTATTCTCCTAGAATCCAGTAACCATCTCTACAGTTAAAACGATACAGGTATCCCGAGCATTAAAAAATTACTTTCTTGGTAGTATTGTAGAACTTTAGTGGCATTCGGACCTGCAACGCTGTCTCCACCTGCGTCGATTAGTCTAGCATTTGCAGGTCGCCCTTTGCCATCTAATAGCATTCTGGAATACTCACCATTCATATCCTTGACTCTCACTAAATCGCCTTCGCTTATCGTACTCAGGTTGCTAGAAGTGGTGGCTTTCGTTGAGCAAAGAATCTTATATGCACCATAGTCAGGGTTCGGTGATCCATTTGCCAGCTTTTCATGTGTCTGCCATTCCCCTCTTAGCATTTTTTCTCCACTGTCGGAAATTTCTTTATCAAATCCGATGAGGTTGCCGTTCGTATCTTTGTTGTAACAGTCAATTTCAAATTCAAATGCTCGTGTGTAGAAGAAATTGCATTGTCCATATACCTTCCTATCCCAGGAAGCATGAACTAGCTTGACACAACGAGTTGGTACTCCCCACAAAGGTCTGTCATTCACAGTGTTGACCATGCCAGCGAATGTACTTAGTCCTAGAGACCCCACATTTTGCTCAATGTGAACAGTGGGTTTAGCATAATCGAATGTGCAGTCAGGACCATACAGGGTCTCATTCGCAGAAGTAACCAGACGCAATTTATCCTTGTCATACCTGGCAAGATATTGCCCCTTACTAAAGCTGCCACTGATTTTCATGGGTTCCAATAGTGGATCATCAATCGAAGTGTTTTGACATCGCTGGCTTTTGCCACTCTTCCAGTTGTTGGAATAGGTGCACTCCACTAAGTAGTACTGTGCTGGGTCTCCTGTTTTTTCTTGATCAATACGAACTGACATTTCTGGTCTACACCATACGCCATAGTCAATTCCGGTAAACCCAATAATGTACAATGCTGTACCAATACTGGGTAAACCAGAGGCTAACATGACAGCAACAGGACTCTCTGTTACTTCAGCTTTTACTCTCCAAGTCACTTTATAGGTGCGAAATCCCTCATCGTCACGACTACAATTCCACGTTACGGGTCCGCCAAGTACTTCTGCCATGATTACAAATTTGCTAGGGGTATTTCAATTGAATTAGATTTCTTTTTTCCTTGATCTACCAACTCCCTCAATAACTGTGCCATGTCTTTAGTCCCATCGGCTATTTCTTTACCAAAAGGCAATCCCCCAGATTGGTCACCCTTATCAATAACTGCTTGTCGCTCTTTTTGGGTACTAACACTAGATTCAGGTCCTGTAAATGTAAACCTAGTCAGTTTATCTTGTGCTGCTGCCAGCTCTCGCTCAAACTTTAATTTTTCTTTTGGTGTCTGTATCTCGAATCCAGTTTTTTGCTTTTCTTTCCTTTCTCGCGGAATCGCCGTCGTCGCCAGTTTGAAGTTTTGCAAAGACTTCTCGTACTCCGAAGTGCCAACAACTAATGCATCCAACCCACTGCTCTTGAACTGAACAGTATAGTCTTTATGGGCTTGAGCATAGGCATCATAGATTTTGATTCCTTTTACCCCTTTACCAAATCCTCCCGCATCTTGTATCTGACCAAGCTTCTTTTGACTATCAATCATCCTGTCCAAGGGTTCCTTAAACTTCTCTATGTAAGAAGCCCCCTCTTGAATCATTCGATTGTATTCTTGTTGGTGTGCAACTAATTGTTGTGTTCCTAGGATAGCTTTCGGGATGTTTTCTTCAATATCATTGTGTGCTTTAGCATAATCACGTGCTGCTTTTGCTACTGCATTGGTTATCCTCAACTGGGAATTTAACGGGTCTAGCAGTTCTTCGCTTTTGCTTTGCAGATCAACCATTGAATCAGACATATCCTGTACAACTTTATCTACTTTCGCTTCTGCCACTTGGTCCCAGAGTTCATTCCAACCTTTCTCAATCGTCGGGTTTGGCTTCAATGCTAGCTGAAAATCATCGGAAAACTTTTCCCACGCAGCCGCCTTTGGGGTCAAGACAAGGCTGGCTAGATTGCTCTCTAGGTTATTCAGCTCTCCAATCATTCCTTTAAGCCTGTTTCGGGACTGCTCATTGATAAATTCTTTGTACGCTTCTCGGGCTTTCTCTGCTTCTTCTTGATAGCTAACCATTTCTCTTTTGGCATTTTCTGCAGCCTCTCTTGCTTCTTTAAGCTGCTGACTGTATATTGGCTTGTCAAGATTGGCCATGCCCATATCACTGTACCAATGAATGTTCTCTAACTTTGCCTTTGCTATGCTGGCGTCGTTCAGTGCCTTGTTGTATCTCTTTCTTGCGTCGCTTTCTGCCTTGTCGAATTGGGACGCTTTTTCTGGCAACCATTCCTCCTTTCTGATTTCCTTGCTGACCCTGCTTGCCTCTTCTTCCCGTAACTGCTTCATCGAGTCTTCTAGCTTGTCACTATTCTCAGCAGCATTGCTGATTTCTTTGGACGCCATTTTATATGCCGCTCCAACCACGGCAGCTCCTGCCAACATGGCCCCACCCGCAGCCCAACCAAATGGATTGGCTGCGATGGATGCCCCCAATGTACGAACAATGTTGTTTAACCCCAATATGGTTCTAGTTGCTTGACCGCCAGTACTGGACAAAATGCCCATCATAGATACTGATTGCCCCAGTGCTGGATTAACCATACTCAATGCCAATCCGAACTGAGAGGTTGTTCTGCCCAACATGCTTAAAGAACGACCCGTGCCACGGTTGATACTATCGAAAGAACCCATTACCTGAGCAGCATTGGCCATCTCGTCACTAACTCCGGACACAGACTTGGCCATCTGATCAGCATCCCGTTGGGATTGCTGGTGGAATGCCTCTGCCTGCTGCTGTGCATTGTTCATCATGGAGGAATAGTCTGAGCCATCGCCCATTAGGCGCACCACAAGGCGTTCGAGTTCTACTTCTTCAGACATGCTATTTCTTCTTTCCTACTCCAAGAGTAGACCAACGTGCTCTTGCCAGTTCCCCTGCTTCCTTGCGATTCTTAGGCTTCACTTCTTTCTCTTCTGCTTTCTTGACCAGCTTGATTCTCTTGTCACTGACTTTTCCATTGCCAACATTTGCACGCTCCACATCGTGCGCAATTTGCATTAGATAGAAGTCAGTTCTACTTGGCTCATTCCATTGTCGATCCAGCCATTCCATCCATGCCAAGTACTCACGATTGCTAGTTTGCTTTTGCAGGTCACTGATAGTACCTTGCCAGTGTCGATGGCTTGCTAATACGAACCAACCATCTAACCGGCTGACAAGTTTTTTAAGGGGGTCTCCTTCTTCCGCAACTGCTCAATTCGTTTTTGAAGTTGAATGAGTTGTTTCTCTAAGGATTCGAGATCTTCCGTTTCATCAATGTGGCTGATCTTCTTTACAGTATCAAACAACTTTGATGAGATGTGAGAAGGCCAATTGCGAAGAGTATCTTCGCTTACGGGTGTGTTGTCATCTTCTTTGAATAGACACATGCTTACGAGAAATGGTTCCAAGTCAGCAGTGTCTTTCAAACGAACAAGACGACCCTCTTCGTTGTACTCATGCTTGGCTAAACGGGCATTCTGAAACTTGACAGCCGTGTCACCATTGGCTTCTCGCAATATGTACTTTTGATTGCCTACTGTGACAGGTATTTCGATGCAATCAAGGCTTTCAAAGACCAGTTCTTCTTCCATTGTTTCGCTCCTAAGTTAGGGTATAATTAAATTGCAGCTAGGGCAGTACACCCGAAAACCGGACCCTTGACCGGCTGCTGCATTTCTTTTCAAGAACTACAACAAGGAGTAGTATTATGTTTAGTTCAACTCAATCTTTAGTTATTAGAAAAGTGTCAAGACATCTAAATTTGGATGGGTGGACTTGTTTTACCCCTACAAATCAACCGAATGCTCGCATTCCTCATTTATTGGCATTTCAATGTGGAATCATAGTTAAATTGTTTTGTGCAAGAGCAGCAATTTCCCTTTGTAGTGATTACTACCGTATTAAACGACAATTTCCAGTTGGACATGATACTTGGACCGCATTGGTGTTACCGTCAAACAAAATAATTTACATTTCTCCAATCAACGGAGAACGCATTAGAACCCATCTACCTTGTCCCAATCCATATACCACATCCCTGGTTTAACGTGATTTCTTCTATTTTATGACTTCTTTGCCCGTTTCTAAGGGTCCGATAGTATTAAAGGTAGATTATTACCCCAGTACCTAAGAACCCCTAGAAACGGACGCTAGGCCCCTAGAATCAGATGCTAGGAGGTCTAAGTTACCAACCAGTGCCGGTCGCAGCAGTTTCGACCGGATCGGTCTCAACACCGCTAGCATTGGTATCGGTTTCAACAATTCTGATTTTTGCCGTCGGACGTTTTCCCTCTTCAAGGGCATCGGGAATAAAAGATCCGGCATACCCCCAAAATGCACGAGTACCACCATCAGGCCAAGTAACCGTGATCAATTGGTTGTTGCCCAACAGAGTTGCAAACGTGGTGTATGCTGTGGGGTCATAAGCAACCGTTAGATCACCATCAGGGGCGTCCAACAATTTGCGGGGTGCTTTGCCACGATACTTTGTACGACGCATCGTTGTGGTATCAATAGGAGTACCAACGTCTAATCCAGGCGGTTGCACACTGATTTCTTCGAATACCGTGCCAGCTCCTGTGAAGTCAATCGTGGTCCGATAACCATCTCGCATTGCTTTTACCAAGTCAGCCATTTCAATTTCTCCTTCAAGTAGTAATCTGCCGCAGGGCTACCACGGCGTTGATAGTGAACAATACACGATTTGTGTTAGGTTCCTTCCCAATACTCATTGGTCCACTCGTCCTTGACGTGGAATAAACACCATACTGTGTTGTGCTAATTGTGACCACATTGTTTCTTATAGACTCATCCAATGCTACTGCAATCTGTCTTGCCTTTAATTGACAGTCAGAGTGGTTTAGACCTCGAACCCGTATTTGCACACCGTAGAATTCCCACTTCTGTCCAGTCTGCATACTACGGCCGTCGTACCTGCCAGCAGTGTCATAGATTGTGATTACCTGGTCAGGTAAGTCTTGTTCACTGCTAACGGAAATGGGCCAACCACTAGATGCAGGTGGAAGTACTCCATGACCTAACTGAATCAGTAGGTATCTCAATACTTCAGCAGGTGAATGGGTTAGTATTCCGCTCATTATTCTTTGGCTGTAAAGGCAGAACCTAGAAGATTTCCTGTGTCAACTGGAACTATCAATTGACTCTCACGCTGTATCCGCACTGCTCCTACGAGAAGAGCATCTTGTAGTTTTGCACCAGCAGCTACTGCTTGGTTGATGTCATTGGTCAGTTCACCACTATTGTTTAACTGTCTTGCAGGCTGCTCTAAAAACTTTGCCTGTTGATTGGGACCACGACTGGTCTTACCTTTCCAACCTTTCTTTGTCTTACCACTCTTTGTTTTTCCAGCTGAAATTTCTTCACCATGCCAGGCATTGTAATCTGAGCCATGTTTTACTTCTAAGTTTTCATGTACATAAACTGCGTAGGCTGCTGTGTAGCCAACGACTACACTTTCTCCTGCTGTTGCATTTGGTGATACCAACTTCTCAGCTATCTTTTGCCTTAGTTTTTCTTTCAATCGTTCTAGGTTTTCTACCTTCAACTATCTTCTCCAAACAGGTTATCTATTTCGTATGGATCCGTTGCTGCTGCTGAGATTGTTATATCAACCCAATCAGTTTCTGTGCCTCTACGAATAGAATACAGAGCACCAGGTACAAGATTTGTAAAGGTAACTAACCCTGTTGCATCACTAGTTTCAGATCTGGTTGCTGTATCATAGCCACTACCACTTCCAGATAGGGAAACAATCTTCATTTGTACTATAACATCTTCCTCCACTTCCCCATTTTCATCATAGCAGTAGAGATAACCTGTCACGAAATCTGGATCACTAGCAGGAATAGTAGCTTCTGTCATAGCATAGGTATGAGAAGTATCAGCAGCAACTACTAACGTGGTTGGTGTAAATGAATAACCAGACTTTGTGATTGTTACAGACCATGTTGCATCATCTATTCCAAACACAATAACACCAGAGACATTAGTATCACCTACTTGACTAGTTGATCCGCTAGTTACGCGCACACGAGCACCTTCTAGTGCATCAGTACCATCTGTCACAGTAATTGTAACAGTTCGTGCTCCTGTACCTAACGATATAGAAGCCAATGGCAGCAATTGCGCATCGAGATTGGCTGAAGCCATGCCCAAATCGCCACGGATAGCCGAAGCTGTTGTTTGAGTAACTGTGTCATCCAGGTGCTTATCTACACTTCCCGCAGCTGGATCGCCTGCCGTTGGGGCCAACTTCATGGCATCACGAGTACCCTGGGCATCTAGTGGAGCCGTCGTATTCCCAGTTGTCCATGCCACATCGCCTCTATCTCGAATGGCTTCAAGGCTATCTGTTGTATTGCTGAATGTCGCTCCTGCCGTAGTCGCATTGACTTCTGCAAGTGTTGCGGCGTCTTCAGTCTTTCCGGCAAGTAAACCAAGCCACTTGGCTAACGAGTTGATGCCTGCAAGTATAGTTGCAATCGCCCCTACGCTTGCCTCCTTTGCAACGCCAGTCGTGTTGTAGGCTGCAAGGGCAGCAATAGGGGCTAGCTCAAGTTCAATTAGATAGTGTGCTTCCCGGAGTGTTGCTGGCCCGGCCACGCGAATAATTGCTCGGTCGGCCCCGGCTGCGAGAACGGCATCCGGCACTCCAAACTGATATAGCCCGTTATCGATTTCGACGAATCCACCGCTCGCCCATACACCCAACGTCATGTCGGCCAGCGTGATTTCCGTCCAAGCCGTCTCACCTGCCCGAATGTAATGGCAGACAAGGCCGGCAGTGTTGTAAGTCAGCCCGGTAAACTCGTACCCGCTGCTGTCCAGCAGGCCTATCTCGATTATGGCAGAGGTTGTTGCAGGAGCAATTCGCATTAGTTGTCTCCGCTGTAATACTGGATCGGGGCGTCAATCGCGTAGGTGTGCGAGTCGTTGTCCGGGTGCGTCCCCCACGTCGCCCAGACCGCTTGTATCTCGGACAGACTGTAGCACTCGATCGAATTGATATTTGCCAACGGGGATTCATTAGGTGCAAAGTAGAGATTGCGGTCGAGTCTGTTTGTGAACGGCACCGCCGCATAGCAATGCACGTTATACTCATAATCCGAATAGGTATAGGAGGTTGGGCTGGCCACATAAAAAATGTTGTCAGTGACAATGTTACCTTGCGACCCGTCCCACACACCCGTCCCGGTACGGCCGAACAGCAATGTTGTGCTGTATGCAAAACAGGTGTTGCGCCGAACGGTGTTGTTATTCCCAAACAGCAGCATCGTCAACGAACCGTAAACCAGATTTGCCTCGATCGACATTCCATCGGCATCGACGCGAAAGCCATGCCCAGAAGTGGCGGTTAGGTCGCCGTTGCAGATGTAGTTCCTTCGGACTTTTCCGTTGTCAAATCCCTGCCCAATCCACAATCCACTCGTCGTCGCCACAATCGGAGAAACAGTATTGACAAGCTGATTATCATCGATAACGACATTTGTGAAGATGCCGGGGAGTGCTGCTCTACTTGCAACGCGGCTTAAACCAGAGTCGTCGAAAACGCCCAGCCGAACGACACCGCCAGCCGCCTGGGCGCATTTAATAGTCGTGTGGCGCAGCGAGAAATCACATTCCGTAACCGTGCTGGTCGGACTGATCGTATCAATTCGGAGCATCGCAGAAACGCTCCCAGTAATGCCGGTTCCATCGACAACCACCGCGTCAGCGTCAGTTTCTCCGCCGATGCTGATGCTGCTGCACTCTCGTGGCAGCCATGATAGCCAGCCATAGTTTTTGCTCTGCTGTAACGTGAACTGGCAGTGGCCACAAATAGTCAGACTGGCGATTCGGCCCAAATACAGCGTCGGTGTATCGGTTGAGCTATTGCCAACGGTTACGGTGACGCCATCAAGGATCACATGCCCGGCTCGTGGCAGGTAAAGATATGTCCGCCCGCCAGTAAATGTAGTGTCTCGAATCGTCAAGTTCATATCGTAATTTCCGGTGTTTCCGACCTGTATCCAGCGGCAAGTGGCTTCGGTGCTGATGCCGGTGCAATTATCGATTACAATCGTAGCCGAAGGCTGCCCGGATGCGCCAAGAAAAGACACCCCGGCAGCGCTCACCATATCTAAATTGGCAACAGTGATGCCAAGCGGCGCTGCGTCGGTAAACTCATTCGCTAGTGATACCAGGTAAGTGGAAATTCCGACCGGATTGATCGGGATACGATCACCCGGTGTTTCAGGGCCGACGGCAAAGGTGACTCCAGCATGGTTAGCGGTTGTAAATCGCAACCTGTCAGCAATCGTGCCGGAGGGCGTGCGTACCAGGATCGTCACGGAATCGCCCGGTGAATACGCCTGCAAGTTTGTCGCGCGATTGATCGTTTTCCAGGGCGTATCCGGTGACTGAGCCTGCGTTAGCGTGCGGGCGTCATCGCCGTCATCGGGACTAACGTAAATGGTGTATGCAGGCATTATTTCTTCCCCGTTTCGCCTTGCTGGATCAACCTAAACATTACACCAATGACTTCACTACAGCACTTACTCCCACACCAACTATGCCACCAAGTGTCCCACTGCCAATCATAATACCAATCAACATGCCAAATCTTATCTCAAGACTCTTTATGGACTTAGATACAGACTCTGCTGACGTAGCAGCAGGACATGCTTTGCGGTGCTCTTCTAAGACTTCCCGAGCAGCTACCAATCCAGCTTCCCTGGCAATCATTCTGACATATTCTGGTAGGGGTATTTGTACTTCATCTGACAACATGGATTCAATTCCTTTCAGATGCCTATCCTCATTTATTGTTGAGGAAACTTGTATTGAAGCCTGTCCAAAAGCTTCACCATTTCTTTCTTGACTAGCAGTGTGTGGCTGATCTTCATGTTTAATTTTTTGTCTTGTCATATTGGTGGTTGGGGTGGAGTATATTGACCTGAAGTCATTCCAACCCCCTCATTGGTTATCGTTCTTAAAAAGATCATTAAGAGACTGGACATGGTGACACCTTGTCCGAATCCAGAAGACATGAAGGGACCACCCGTAGGTTCAACAGATCTTTCCGTGGCCCACAGTACAATTCCAAAAACCAATAGCACTGAACCTACTAACAATGTCTTGCTTCTATACCAAGGTTTTTTATCTTTGGTGTCTTCAATTCCTGCTTCAAACCCTAGTGCCCAATCTTTCTTCTCTTCGTCTGTTGTGAAACGACAAGGTTGCCTTGTACGAACACACTGCCAGCCTTCCCAATAAGCTGCAGTCTTTGCACTATGTGTTTCTCGAACTAGACGAATGGTGATCATAATTGGTTGCTGTAAGTAGAATCTACCCAGCGGTCATCGGGGACAACAACCGCTGGGTAGTTAGGGGGACTGCCCCATGCAGCAAAGGCTATCAACCCCCACGTCGGGTAGCCCGTCTTTCTTGACGTCGTTCGCAACCTAATAGGTTACAAACCCTACCAACAACACCTTGAGCCCTAACTGCAACACGTCCTAGCAGATGCAATTCCCTTTCTTCTGAAACAGCTACAGTAGACGTAGTCGTTGTCTCAGTGTTCACTGTACTGACAGATCGTCTCATAGGACACACTCCATTAGCACAACCGCCATTTGCACAAGGCTGGTCTGCTATAGAGATCTCCAAATTGATCTTGTCAGGATTTTTTGACTGATCAACGTATTGAGGAGAAATTACCAACTTACTATCGACAATTGCCGGTTTGGCAGGAATAACAACTGCTGGTTGCTGTATGTCTTGAGGAATGTCTGCAGTGGCCACCGTATACGTCAACGGCAACAGATAAGTGCTCGTCGTACTTGCTGGAGCAGTTAGCAAGCTACCACCAATTAACAAGCACACACAGCATAGAATAGGAACTACGTTTTTCATCACATCCTCGCTTTCTGCTGAATTGAATCAGCATAAAACACAAACTTTAATTCGTGGCCATTTGAACAGCAAACTTAAACAACCACCATAATCCATAACATCCCAATGCTCCACAAGAAATAAGCACCAGAATTAACAATAGTGCACCAATCAACAACACTTCTGGTGGAAGTGGCATTCCACCATGGGCACTATGTAATTTATACATGTCACAAATGCATTGCAACATAACTATTTCCTAAATTGCTAAGTTCATTCCACGTAGTACAAAGGATCCCATGCTGGGAATAGCCTTGCTACCTGCCAACCAAGCATCGTTGCCTTGTCCGTGGGTATTGGGGGTATGCACTTCAATTTGACCTTTAGCATTGACCCTGAGCATGTCGAGGAATACAGCATGACCCCACCAATCATAACCAACGTAACAGCCATACCCCATCAAGAGAGCAGTAATTGTTTCTGCCCAAACTTCCTTGCCCCCCAAGTCCCACCACTCTAAGGGCATGTAGCTTTGCCGTTCTTCGGCATATTGAGGATTCCATTCACCTTGAGTGATTTTCAAGTGTGGCACTGTGGCAATGCTAGCAATGCCTCGATTGTTGGCATACTCTAACGCTCGATCCAAGTAGTAACCACGATTTCGGTAGCCAACGCACTCTGCTAGAGATTCTCCCATCAACTGTACAAAAGGTTGATTTTGAGCAGCACGTACAGCCATGCATGCTTGTGCTAATGACTTAGCCCAACAGAATCCTAACCCATTCTGGTAGTCTAACTTTGTGTCAGACTTCCACCGTTGTCCAATAAACAGTCCACTGGCAGTCATTTCTGCAATACGAGGTTTCCATTCACTCTCTGGAATAATAGGAACCTGCTCTGCAAACACTGTTGCGCAAGACATTTCCCCAATGCCTGTTTGGCGGGGTAGTGCACCTACTGAGAATCCTTGATTCTGAGATTCTTGAACCACTTCTTGCCAGTTGTCGTCATTGATTAGAATCATTGTCCAACCTCCTTCTTCAAGTCAACCAGCGTTGTAGGACAAGGCTTAACTGTGTAAGAACCACCAGGCCATCGTAGCACCAACACAGGCAGGTCTTTACCCTTTGCTGCTTCTAAGAAGGGTTGAGCTTCTTTTGAGGGTTGTTTATTCTTGCCTAAGATTCCTTGGTCCCACACGTTAATGCCTAGAGAGGGTGCTTTGGCTAGCACTTCTACCATTGCAAAAGACAACGGTTTATTGACTCCAGACTCATGAATAATTACTGCAGTATTAGGGGCATTCACTCCAGGCATAGCTACTAGGTCTGGTCTAGCAACTAAACCCACCCCCAACAACATCAATAGCAGTAACCCAGCAACAGGTAATGCTTTCTTCATTGAACAGGCACCTCCACAACAGTACCATCTACAGTTGTGATTTTAGCAGTCTTAACTTCTGTTGTTGTGGTGGTTGTAGTTGTAGATTCCGTTTGAGCTTTCTTCCATGCAGCCATTGCTCCCTGCCACAAGACGTTTGAAAGCACATCGCAAGCCTTCACTGCTTCCTCAGAAGCTTCTACCACATCTACCTTGCTCAACAATTCGACATACCCTAGGTTAGTTGTCAGCTGGGCAGATTCCAATGCTCCAGTGATAAACTTACCCACCGTGCTGGTTCCGACATTAGCCGTTTTGAACCACGTTGTCCAAACGTAATAGAGCAGTATCAAAACTGCTGCTACGATTACTCCCCAACCAATCATCTGTACCATGTTACTAACCTTCCCCTAAAAGCATCTTGATTAGTCGCAAGGGCCACAATAGACTGCCAATTACTGGACGGTCTAAACTGTTGGCCAAGATGTACACCAACATAATAATTGCCGGTGCGACGTATGCTGAAATACCACAAATCCAATACCATTTTGCAGTCATTTCCACACCCCTAACTTTTGACGTTTCGCTGTTGCTTCCACTCTCTTCCATTCCTTTGAAGCACTGGGTAAACACTTAACCATCCCAGCATAGAGTTGTTCCACTTGTAAACAACTGCCTGTTTCTCCATACACAACACCAGTAACTGGTCCTAATGCTTCAACTTCCTCGGATGCTTCCACAGTCATCGTTGATTCTTCTTCCTGCTGTGGCAGGCTAGGCTGAGCTTCTGATCTAAAAATGCCAGTTCGATTCGTTTCTACTCTAATGGTTTTGCCAGCAATCTTTTCCAGATTAGCTCTACTTTGCTCAGCTAAAACACTTCCACTCTCTGGAGCAGCAACATCAATCAAAGTAACGGTGTGTGTTCGTCTGCCTCTCAATCCTGCCTTGCAAGACAACGTAACACCATTGGTCACGGAAACAACGCTCTCTGTTGTCACATGAGGTGGTCTAGGATCTCGTTGTCTACGGCACATGAAGTCTCGACAAGAGCAACCAAAATTCGTTCCACTGCCAGACCAATTGGCTCCTAACTTTATTCCATAGCTGAAGGCAATACAAACACCAATTAGTATTACCCACACGTACCAAGGAAATGTCTTGACAGCCCAACTAAACACTTGTGCAACAAAGCTAGCAATGGCACCAAGAACGGAACCAATCACGCTTAGTATTGCTAAGATAATTCCCATGATTACACAACCGTTGGTAGTTGTTCTTCGTATCGCTTGCAAGTCACCCTTCGACGAAACCTTCTACCCTTCAGGTCAGGCACTTCATCGTAGTTCTCCACCTCTTTAATGTTTGTTGGAGAAGCAGGTAAGTCTTTCAACTTTCCTTTCCATACCAAACTACCAGGTGTGATTACTCGATCTACAAACAGTGTAACACTTACAGCAATAACAGTATCTTGTGCACCACTGCTTTGGGTTTGACCCTCTTCCCACCGCACGTTAATCTCTATGGGAGAAGACACTGTGTACCGACCATAGGTGTCATAGTCACCCCTTGCCCAAAGAACTGCGTGCTGATTCAGATTTTGGGATTCAATGGGTGGCATTATTGATACTGAGTTTGGTCGTCAGGGTCTTCACCCAACCATGTGCAAGTGGCAACACGTCGTTGTCCTGTTTCTACTTCCTTGCTACGCTTGGCAAGATAACCACTAGAGTCTAACAGCATTGCTGTTTGACCGTATTGTGTGCCATTCAAAGCCATTGCCGTAGTACCCTGGAAGCTGCCACTGGCCCCACCCGTACTCTTTGTTTGGGTGATCTGATCTGCATGAGCATAGAAGTGTGCCGAGAGGTAGCACTCGATCTCGGCCAGTGTGGCAGCATCCGGGGTTCCAACTTGGAGAGCAACTTGACCCACCAAGATATTTGCAGTCTTGATGAATGGATCTAGTGCTGGTTTGTTTTGAGTGTCATAGTGACCACCCAAAACTCTTTGCACTGCGATAGAAGTTGTTCTGGCCATCAGTGAGTCGCTCCTCTCTACCCTTAGAGCAACGACTACGCAGTGGCAGCATAGGCGTCGCGGATGACCTTGAGAATGTCAGCCTTCGTTTTGGCTTGGCCCAGCTCAATGCTATCACCTCGAGCCAATTCCTTCAATTCTGGCACGCTCATACCACTGAGACCATCCTCAGGCTGACTGGGTTCTTGAACATGTTCTTCAACTGGCTTGACTTTAATCTTTTCCGTCGGTTGAATACGATCATCGTCTACCAGTTGAAACTTATCGCCCAAGGCACCTTGCGTGCCAGGACGGCTATTGTGCTTCAGCAAGCAGTTGTTTGTCTCGATTACCTCACCAGGTTCATAGACAATGGGATTACCAGCCTGCGGATGACCAGCAGGATAGAAACCTTCTGCATGACAACCACGCAAGATTCTGTACTTCGCCATGATATTCGCTCCCCAATCAGTGTCAAAGGTATTGCTGCTTATGTTTACCGTAACCCTCTGCCACCTGTTGCAGCGTCAAGTGGCAGAGGGAGATACTAGACTAATCACTCAACAAGTGACCAGTTTACATTTAATCATGCCCTTACTTAGGCATTGGTGCCAGTCGGATAGGTGCTATCCGTACCTGCTGTTACGGTTGCGTGACAAATCCCACAACGGCCCGCTTGAGTCGAACGGATTTGTGGTACCTGGATTGCCATCACTTTAAAATTCAATCGCATGCCACCAACGGATTCCCACTGAACCGTCGTGAGGTCCAAACCATTGATCGCCCGACAAACGTCGGGAGTCATCTGGACCAACAGGAGGTTGAACGGATTGGTTGACGATCCCAAGAAGTCCAAACGTCGAACATCTTGAACGTCGCCAATCTTCATCAAACGCTCACGCAACGTCTGGGTAGGAGCCAAGGCACCAGAGGTACGAACAGCGTAGTAATCACTGTCAAGGTACTGATCCCAATCCGTGCTGTGATACAGCATGTAAGGACCATAGAATCGGCCGTTGCGCAACAGGTCACGCATGGCCAACACGTCTTTCAGCGTCCATTCCGGGGACCAGTTCGTGCTGGTCGGGGCGGTGGTGTTAGCAAACGTGTGGCGGTCAGGGTAATTGGTGTACCCATAGACTGTCGAGGTACGGTCACCATTACGACCGGAACCGTAACCACCATACTGAGTCATCGTGCCACCATAGGTCATGCCCGTAGTGGTGCCAATGAGGGTCTGCTCAATCATTTCCGCAACACGACGACCAGCAGCCTCACCCATCGTCGTATCCAACGGAGTACCCGTATTACGAGACTCCGCCAACCGACGCGAAGAGTACCAGAAGTCCGAGTGGGTAATCGGCAACGGAATACCCTGCAGTTGGAACGTCGGGCTATCCGTATGACCTTGGGTCAAACCGTCCATGTCGACCAAGGCTTCGCCGGGATCACTCATGGTCTCATGCTCCAGCATGCTCTTAGCCATGCCGTTGAAACCGCCGTAGCTACTCGCTGCGGAGAGGTCAGCCCATGCCCGAAGGCGAAGACGAGCCTCACGCAGCACTACTTGGTCCAAGCTAATCCACTCTTCCTTGCGAAGAGAAGTGGCATTGAACACAGGATTGTAAATACCCTGTTCCAACAGGTTGCTGATCAACACTTCACGCTTCTCAGGAACATACGTGCCTTTCTCGTTCAACACCATCTTACCAGTGTTGATCGTGACAGCCCGTTGACCCTTGCGATTGATGTAAGGGCGATCATAACCCTTGTCATAGCCACCAGGAACATTGCCACCCATGATGTGGGTTGCGACGGCTCCGGTCGCTCGTCCATTCTCGATAAAATCTGTGAACATTCAGAATTCTCCTTCTCTTAGTTAATTTGGCCGGAGCCAAGGTAATTTCAAAAATCGTCTTGTTTGATTGTTAACTGGCTATTGACCAGTGTACATGCAGTGCAACAGAGCATCTGCTGAGATAGGCTCTGCTTGAGTTTCCAACAGTACAAAAGGCTTCCTCAAGCCAGAACTGTCATCCACCAACTTGCCAGTGGTATCATCTACCATCAAGATGTCACCAATAGCCTTAGCTTCACTACCACTAGTGCCCGTACCAGAAACGTCAGCTACGAGCATATTCAGCTCTTCACCAGCGATCGGGCAATACAGGAAGCAGTGGGTACCAGTGACATAAGCAGTAGTGGCTAAGCTGCCTTGCAATTGGTCAGGCAGCAATACAGCAATAATGCCAGGGTATCCATCACCAGTCACGTTATAGGCTTCCCACACAGGACGCCCACCAATCAAGGCTGTTGCTCGAACCTGCATCACGGTGCCAGGCTTCGGCGTACCATACACAGTCCCCTCAAGGAATACACCCTTGGGGTCTGCGCTCACAATGATTTCGTTGCCTTTTGCCATCTCAAATTCTCCCTTATCAAAAATTCAGTTTCAAGTTTAAGTTACAAAGCAATTGAAACCAATCAATTGCTATCGTTTTTGAATTCCCTTCGAAGCAATCTCGCTGTAGTTGATTGTTGGAGTTTCCAAGACGTCATCGTCCACACCACTGTCATTGTTAACCTGGCCAACGCCAGCAGCAGCACCCATGAACCCACTGAAGCGATTGAGAGTGAAGGAAGGAACAACTGCTTCACTTTCCACAGCAGCCAATTGGCTAAGCTTTTCCAATTGGTTAAATTCCATGCTGGCAAGTTCCTTCTTATCAAAAGGATTGCGACTGTTGGCAGTAATGGTCTTGATCATGTCGGATCGACGATCAGAGACTACCTTACGGCCAATGGCCAAGAATTGACGATCGTCAGCACTGAGCTGATTATCCGTAGGCATCTTCGGATTCAACTCACCGCAAGGCTTCACATTGCCTTGGGCTTGAGATTCGTTCTTGCCAGTGCCCTTACCAGCACGTACACCAAGACCAGCTCGATCCTTTTCCTCAGTCTTCTGATCTTCGTTTTCGACTTCCTCTTCTTCGTCTTCATCCTCAGAGTCTGCTTCTTCCATGGCAGAATCTTCCTTTGCCTTCTTGGCATCAATCTTGTCTTGAATGAACTTCGGCATTTCCTTAGCATTCAAGGTTAGACGTGCAAGAGTGCGATCACTCAAGGAGTTGAGCACAGCACGCTCACTCTCCTCGAAGCAGCACTCACCTTCAATGAGACCGTTTACGACAGCCTCTCGCTCTTCCGCGTTCAAAGTCACAGTAGCCATCGTGTGGCCTCCTTCTTCTTGGTTATGTGTTTGAGCATTACTCTGCTCGGGTTTCTTAAATGGTTTCGGTTTGATCTCTTCTGCTCCTAGTGCTGTAGCATCAGCCTTCAACGGTGACTCAGCACCTTTCTCAATCATGTCATGGTCTTCTGTATCTATTTCATCTGACCCAACTTCGCCACCATCTCGCAGTCTTAGTTCTGTTTCCTGTTCACTAGATCCAACGGGTGCAAGTGTTGTTTTAGGGCCATCAGCTTGCTTCAACTTAGTGACACTGTTGTCTTCTTTTACATCAGCATTCTCAACTGAACCCAGAATACCGGCCAACTTATCTTGAAGGGTAGAAGACATGTTATGAGTTCCTTGATTTATTGTATGAACGTCATTGGCCCAACTCTGATGACCACCCTTGGCTGCACCGTGAACCTTTGCACTACCCTTGCCACTACCCTTACTACCGCCACCGGAACCACTAGCAAACCTACCCAACTCGTCACGGTTAGGGTTCTCGTTAGCAAGGATGTGTAGTTTTTCATTCTTGGTCATCTTGCTCTCCTTAATGCCACCACCCATATTCTTGTAGATGCTGGTTACAACAGCATAGTAACTGTCATCGTCATAGTCACTCTTATCAGCTGCATTCTTTGCCTTTTCCCAAATGTCATGATCTTCAACCCAATCAGGATTGATTACCAAAGAAGAATTTGCTAGCAGATGAATCTTCTCTTGCAGTGAAGAGGATGCTTTGTTTACCAAAACTCCACATCCATCTTTAATACTGCAGGCTCCAATTTGGTCGGGCAGTATGGCCACGTGGTCTGCGCGATAGTTCCTTGCTTTTTGGGTGTAAGGACGACCACGAAAGTTGCCCGGAGTATCCTCGTTGTCCGTGAACAAACCTGTCGATAGTTCACAAGGACGGTTGGCTTTAAGATCCGCCAAGATACGAGGGTCAACCTTCGTGGTCTTCTCTACGTCAAACCAACCTTCTGCTCGCAACTTTCCATGTTTTACATGGGTATTGCGAACTTCACCCACCCCTTGTTTCTCTATGATAGAAGGCCCTTGATCAGGATCTTGGGCTGATAGAGGCTGATTAGTAATGGGGTCGTGGGGATGATAAACCAACAATGGCATACCATTCCACTGTTGATGATTCTTAGCTATCTCAGAAGGCTCGTAGAGCAATGGCCCCTTGGATCCAGATAGGACTCCAGGGACAATTAAAGAAAGCGGGGCAACGAGGAATGACTTACCACCCTCGTTGACCTGCCTGACTTTACCAGAGATATTGACTGTCAGGTGCTCCATACACCTGACAACTTAAATTATCTCTTGAGAAGAGTAAAGTAGAAAAGTTGTCAGAACGACAGAATCTAAATACTTTAGATAATCGACCCATCAGTATTTAGCATGCAGGTTGCTATGGCAGGTTCTACAAAGCACTTTTACGTCCCCACGAGATTCATTGCCCAAAGTCAGGTAGTGGAGATGATGCACTTGTAACCCCCGATGAAGAACGATTAAACACATCTCACATTGGTCTCCCGATTCTTTGATGACCTGCTTTCGGAAGGATTTCCAATGCTTTGATTTCAAATAGTCTTCGTACTTGCGGCTGTGTTTACGCTTTTTGCGAATGTGCCTGCTTATCTTAGGTTGATTAGAAAATTGCAGTGTCTGAATGTAGGTAACTTTGTTATGCTTACTTACTGCCCTACTGTACAATACCCGAATAGCAGTTCGTCTGCTCTTCTTTGACAGTGCTCTAAGCTGTTCTTCAGTCATGGAGCAGATTTGCTGATAAGTTCTTTTCATCACTGATACCCGTCATATGCAGATGGTAAAAGACGAACGTGTCTGTAGAAAGGACGCCGCTGTCGGTACTCACAAAGCACATCCTCACCTTTTGGGCGTAATACCTTACGAATGGCAGTCAAGTGAGCCAAATGACCTGTCTGACTGCACTGGTCATCCTGAAGGCACTCTAGCATTGCTTCCCTGCTATGAGGTAAGCCATCACTCAATACCTGTAGCATCCTTTGTTGGATTGGTGACAGTCTCACTTTTGGCGTTTCCAAGGTACTTGCTCCTGCAATCATAACTGATTCTTCTTCGTAGGAAACAATTGAAATTTACACCCATGCAGTAAGGTAATTCTGCTCACCAACAAGTTCAATTTTCTTCAATTCCTGTTGAAGATAATCACAGTGCTCTTGGGTTGATTGTAGTACACCCTTCCAAATTTGAGCAGTGATGTAATCACCAAGAGTCTCAGCAGTCTTAATGCTCTCGGTGTAATTCTCAGCCAAAGCCACTTCCACTTGCAAATCAATTAGGTACTGTTCTGCAATAGACTCTTCTGTCAATGACTGTACTGGAGAAGGGCTAAAGGCTGGCTGCTCTCCTAAGAAAGCCATGCGGTCAGCACTTAGCTGACAATGATCCTCTTGGCTTTGCTTCTCATAGTATTCTGCCAGCTTGTGAAATCCAATGCTATCCCAAAACACAGCACGAGCAAAGTATAGGTTGCGTGAAGTAGTTTCACCATTCACTGCTGCTTGCAATAGGCTTAACACTTGGGTATTCTTCTCTTGTACTTTTAACTTTGTCATTGTACTTCCTTTCGATTGATTATTTGACTGAGTTGTTCAGCCAGAATTGGTTTTGATTTGTTCTCAACTTCATCTGCTTGACCGCAACCGTCTGTTACATAGACAGGTGCTTTCACTTCGTCAAACATTGCTGCAATGTAAGATAACTTTGGATTGTTGAGAGACTCATTGACCATTTCCTCAATTAAGTCTTCATCAGCAAACCCTTGGTCTAAAAATGTCTTGAGTGCAGGACTACCAGCATCACGTAGTTGGTTGATTCCTACGTTGGTAGCTAAGTCACCAAGATACTTGCCGTCTGCGTCTTCCAGCCAATAGCTCATGACTGATCCTCTTCGTAATTACCTTCGTCCAACTCGTTTTGTAGGAAAGCTAGCTTGGCATCTAAAATTGCTTTCTCCTCAGCAAGTTCCGTAATTGCATCTAACAGTTCTAATTTAGTCATGATAGCATTTCTTTGAGTTGGGAGAGCGAAACCCGTTGCATGCTGGAAATACGAAAAGCACCAACACCAGCCTTGTAATAGTATACCTTACGCCCAGCACGAGTATCTATTGCAACCGTATGCATGTCTAGGTTTAGTTTCTTTGCTTCTTTCTCTTTTCTAATTCTACTCTCAGGGTGAACGGTTATTTTATCGTTGTTGTTATCCATTAAAGTTTTGACTTCAATGCCATTCTTTCCTTTGATTATATCAAACGGTTGATTGTCATCGGTATTGACACCCTTAATTGCCTTAGCCAGTAACAACTGCTCTGCTTCACCCTTACGTTGTTTCTCTGCTGTGCTAGGTTTATATGTTCTTGTGGCCAATTGGCTCTTACTACCACTACTTCCCTCTGGCAAACAACGACCATGTTCATCCCTCTGACATTCAGCGAAGAAAGACCTGTTCTCAGTTAGAATTTTCTTGATAATCGGATATTGAACTGGGTATCGCTCCTTCAGCTTGTCAGGGTCAAGGTAGTAGTCAGCTGCCAAATCAGCCAAGACTTCATCGGCATTACGCTGCCCATGCAATCCAACGAACCGTTGCTTCTCTTCGTCGTACTTACCTAACACATCAGAGTCAACCAACTTCCAATACTCCTCAGCGTGCTCTGGAGTTGTTAGACTAGCTACTTGCCCATGCCCGACCTCATGTGCCAGTATCTGCCGTTGGTCTTCTTTACCATGACCAAAGAAAGTATCAGTCACAGTGATCGTTCCATTTGGCTCGTACCTAGCAATCGTTTCTCCTAGGCTCGGCACGTAATTGAACTTGTGCTCTGCAAACTCTGGGTGCTCTTTCTTCAAACCATCTACAGGATCACCAGGTAGACAGCGACCCTTCTCGTCCCGATCACATTCTGCGAAGAAGGAACGGTTGTCAACTGTAGTTCCAGAATCATTTACTAAGTCTACAATTTTATTTGACAAAACAGTAGATTCTACCACAACAGGTTCTGTGTTGTTGACTACAGAATCATCTTCCTTTAGTGATAAGGCGTTGTTAGCTAAATCAATCAGTTGGTCTAATCGCTCAATGATGATTTCTTGTTGTTGGTTGAACAATACTTCACGTGAGTTGAAAATACCTTGTGGTCTTGTCTTACTGATACTAACATCTGCTCCAGGCCATGTAGTCTTGTCACTACCCCCGAGCACTTCGGTAGCAGCATCAATGGCTTTCTCGATACCTAACTTGCTGCGCACTTGGTCTTCTTCATCTTCCCCGACATTAGCTGGAATGAGAGCACAACGACATGAGGTATGAACAGGTAAAATTCCTTCAGCTTCATCAACTGTTAAGACTACACCATTCAAGTCATTGCAAGCCTCACAAACTCTGTCATCCTGTGCTGTTGCTATTTCTGCCATGACACCTAGTTTTGTTACACCTAAGTCTTTGAAACTCTGGATCTGGCCCGATGCATGTGCACGAGTTAGCTCTGTTTGTGCAATAGCTCTGGCCCTGCTTTCACTAATACCAACGTCTTTGGCTAAGTCCTTGTAAATTTGCTTGCTGTTCTTGCCTTGTACTAAACCATCTGTGAGACCACGAGTGAGCTTAGCACTCATCTGATCACTGATGCCTTTAAGATCTGTGAAGCTGCGACCTGCCAATAGCTTAACCTTCTCAACACTGACTGGTCTAGCAAAGGAGGATCGTAAGAAGTCTGCTCGTGTACCGTCATAGAAGTCTAATTTCTTATTGGCTTCTTCTGATTGTAACCACTTCTTTACTGCTGGCCTTGTGTCATCGAATGCACGACTTGCGCCACGACGATATCCTTCCTCAACGTACTGTTGAAACCACTGATCTTCTGCACTGACTTCTTCATCTAAGACATATTGCTTTAGAATCTTTGCTATCCACTGACGAAAAGAATTGACTTGCTCTGGTGAAGTTTGAAAATGGAATCTTTCACCAGCATTCAGCAATATGTTTTCGACTGCCTTTTGCATCTCAATGCGAAGACGAGTGCGACCGTCTTTGCCCTTGAAAGTGAAGTTCAAGTCTTTCTGGAACTGCTTGGGATCAGCATCAAATGTCTTAGCCAACTTTGCCAATTGATTTTGACCAAAGTCGCCCAACTTATTGATCTCCGTAGCCTTCTTGCTTTCTTTGACCTCAGCTACAACTGTTCCCTCTTTGTACTTGATACCCGTCAATGTACCACCAAGCATGCCTAGTGTTACCTTGGGTGTGTACTCTGAAACCTCTTTAGCACCCAATCGAAGTTGTGACTTGACCTTATCTGTGAGATTAGACTTGTCAATGTTGGCAACCATTCGTTCATTCGCAGTTGCTTTATCGATCTTGCCAGCACCTAAGTCTTTGAGCACATCAATGTTACCATTGACATAACGAAATACAGGCGGCAACTTCTCACGATGGAACACAGCCAGGTTATCTGCCAATCGAACAGAAGAGGCTACACTATCGCTGTTCCAATCCATGTCCGTAGCATCATGAGTACGAATGATGTGGCTGACTTCGTTAGCAGCACGATCACCCAATGCCTTAGCAACTGTAGGCTTTATATTGGTGTTGTAGTACTGCTCACTCCAACGTGGGTGCCCTTCATCTAAGAAAGAACGACTGGGCTCAGTTAAGTAGCCTGTGTCGTGGTAGATGCAAGCAGTGTATGCTGCTAACTTATCTTGTGCTGTGGATTTTGTAGGTAAGGCATTTAAGGTTTGCATTGCTACATCAATGTCACCTTTGATGTGTGCTACACCGTGATCACCTAATTGACGAGACATTGTCTCTGACTCTTGTGCAGCTAGGTGGTCCACTGCTTCCATTGCTAGTGCATGTTGATGTTCTGGTTTTACTCCAGCTTCATTCATCAAGTTAGTGTAATCCCTAACAACAGTCTTCATACGGTCAGCAGCCTGTGGATGTACACGATCTGATAACTGACCAATCCTAGTTTCTAAGTCTTTGCTCAAGTCACCAGTATTAGGTCTTTCTGGCACCCCCTTCAGCAACTCACTGACTCTACTCTTGACACTGTTCTCTGCATCTGCTAAGTTGTCTCTTTGACCAACTGGTAACTTACCCCATTCCTCTCGTCTACCTTGCCACTTTGCTCTGTCAAACTTACCAGCACTTGATTCTTCCTTACTAGACTCTGGTGTTTTGCTTTCTTCACTGTTAGACTTATCACCTACTTCACCAGATGGTAAACAATGACCCTTCTCATCACGTTCACACTCAGCGAAGTAAGAAGAGTTTACTACCAACGTACCCCCTTGTTTAGCCAACTGCAGAAGCTTTTGGTTCAATGCATAGTTGGACCAGTGGGACTTTGTTATTCGTTCCATCTTTTGGTTCGAGGTTGCAGTGAGCTGATTAACAGTGAGTTTTGTCACTTTCGAACTTTTGAAACTTACTTTGGGCTTAACAATAACTTCTTTTTCACCTTCGTACTCCAGCTCATGCAGATAAGCCTTCACCTGTGGGTGGTTCAAATCTACAAGTATCTCAGAAGGCTTAAACTCCTGGCTGAGCAACCTCCCTTCAGTTGGATTAGGGTGCATATGTGTTCCCCGACCGAATGAAGCAGCTGACTTTTTAGATAAGCTCCAACTTGTTGGCATCTTAGTCGGACCTAGGTTCGGAGAGGTTGTGTTAATTCCTCGGTAAAGGGTCACTGGTTTGTCAGAGGTGTATTTAGAAAGTGCCTTAGCTACAGCAGGAGTGACCTGGTTCGTTTGTCCCATCACCCAAGCTGAGAGCCACATTCCAGTATGGCTGTCCTTTGGGATCTCACTCTTTTCTGCTTTGTACTCTTTTACTTTGGGTGCTTCTGTACGACTCTCAACATGAACCACCTCGTTCCCAAAGAACCGAACCATCTCCCCCTTATCAAACTTGTGGTATTTATCCAAAACATAGGGTTGTTGTATGATACCCTCAATTTCACCCTCAGAGGTTTTGCTAACCTTTACTTTCAGATAGTACCGTTCTGGTTTCCCAGTAATTGCTTTGCTAAGATAGACCACTTCCCCTTTGGAAAGATCTTTCCATCGCCCAGCTGTCTTCTCTGCTTCTGCTGGATTGAACGGCAAACCAGATGGACTACAAGAGTTGTCTTGCCCGTTACCTCTACCTGTTGGACAGAAGGCATTTGCTACTGGCTTACTGCTATCGCCTTCTTTAAGCCACTGTTTGAACTCCTGCATTGTCATCTCAGTGATGTCACTAAATCCTTGCCAACCTTCACTGAAGTTGTCATGGTATGCTTGCTTGGCTTCTTCTACATTGTCCCAACCAATTAGAGTCTTGTGTTCATCAAACTCTTTGAAGTCAGGCCCTTTTGTTTGATCAACAATGAATACCTTATCAGAGGAAGGGTTTGGACCAAGGAAGCAGTCAATGTGGTCTCCGTCTGCTTCTGACTCTGTCAGCTTAATGTAACCATAGTGGTGCTGCATGGTAGTAGACCAAGGCTTACCGTCAGCCCCTATACCACTCCTCGTAGACCCTCTAGGCGACTCTATAGCAACCTCTAACCCCTGTACCCACACCTTGCCCTTTCTATATGTACCCGCCTTACGCTGAGCCTCTGAGGGGTTTCTATCCGTCTCCTTAGCTGCCCTCTCTACCTCTTTCTCCACGTCATAATTTTCCGTAGCGTTGGTCACGTAATCACGCAAAGCATTGACAGAACTACCAGCGATGGTATGGTAGGGCACGTCGCGGTAGAGTTTGGTGTAGATATTCTTACCCTTGCCAACAGAGTCCTTAGCTATGACTTCAACATCAAATGATTGTTGCTCTACATCATCACCATAAGCATCCCAAAGACCATCAGCAATTTCACTCATCTTCAAGCTATCAATACCAACCGTTTGAATGCTGTTGCCTGCCACCCTCACCCAGTCGTGTTTATCCGCTGCCCAAATGCGAGAGTCTTGGTTACCATTGCCGTTGGCTACTTCCCAGTCCTCAGGGGTCAACCCAACTTCTTTGAGATGATCATAGAAGGGTTTGACCACTGCTTCTTGCTCGGGGTTTGATGGGGCACCGTACTGATCAATCCAGTCCAATGACTTTTGTAGTTCGGGGCGGTCCTCAATTAGCTTCCCATGAATCTCTTCTTTTGTCTTATCCCAATCCTCCTCATGCTCTATACCAAAAGCATTGGCCACATCGTACTGTGCCTGCTGAATAGCATGACCTTCGTGATTCATGTCATCAACGTCACCATCGGCTGATATAGCAGTTGAACCTTGTAGCCAGAACTCCCCCTGCATTGTTTGCTCGTAGTGCTCCAACTTACCCCCACTATCATTAGGTGAACAGCTTGGATCTACTCCACCACCTTCTCCCGTTGCACAGAATACATTGAATACCTTATTGCCGTTGATTCCAAAAGCATCATCTACTACTAACAATTGGTACAATGCCTTATCAATGCTCTTGAACCTACGTTTTAAGTCAGTAGTCCACACTCTACGCAACGTAGCCAATCGAGTGGGGTCTATTCTTGTAGGTGACTTCTTGTTGCTTAACTTACGTTGTACTGGTTTCTTATTAAATGTACGACGTGGTTGCTTTGCCTTTGCATTGTGCACACGACCATTTGAGTTGTGAACGTGACAATCTGCACTACATACTTGAGTGTTAGCTGAATGAGTAATGATTGGATCTTTAGGATTGAATGTACCCTTGTTACCAGTGGCTGACTTAATTTGATTGGAATCAAAAACAATGTACACTTTTTCCCCACTATCAAGTTGTTTAATCACACCATCATGTCCTAGTGATTGTGCTTCTCTAGTCAACAACTTATTACCATCTGCTGGATTTTCTATTTTAAGGTAAGCAGGTTTAACATTTCCACCAACTTGTTCAGAATAAATGTTTGCTATTCTTGGTGAATCTGTAAAGTGAATACCAGCAAGAGACAGATTTGGATCGAATGTGTTAAAGTCACCAGTTGTCCCATGGTACACAACCAATGGTTTGCCACTATCATCAACTACCTTACTGTCACCAAACCACTTCTTAAAAGCAGGGGTGTCAATTTGGGCACTACTATTAGGTGAGCAGCTATTGTCTTGGCCCCCACCAGGTCCTGTAGGACAGAAAGCATTATGAGTAGTCTTAGGACTAAATACCCCCAACACTTTTTCTTTAGGTATGGACTTACCCTTTTGCCTAATTCTACTTGCATGGGTTCCTTCAAACCTCTCAATGTCTTTTGGATTAACAGCTAACAACACCACCCTGTCTGACTTACTGTGTAGACCTTTGACCACCATTTTAGTTTGATCTGACCAAAACCAAACTCTATCTGATCCCCCTTCTTCACCACCAACCCCTTTGCTATTGCCTGGCGACAGCCCTTCATTAAGAATGCCAGACACGTTTTTTGCAAATGTCACATGTGCAACAATAACATCATCAGGATCAGGTTTTGCACTGAGGTTGGGAGTAAATTGCTTGTCAAGAAATTCTGACTTTAATGTTTCAATTTCTTGCTCTATACCGATGGTATTCTTACCAGAACAACTATTATCCTGACCCCCGCCTTTACCTGTTGGACAGAAAGCATTGTGTACTTTTTTAGCCAGTGGTTGTAATTGTTTTTTAACAAACTGTTCTATCTCTGTATTTTGTTTACCATATCCTAACCCCACACCACCGAATTTATAACCTCGAACAATAGCCAATACAGATTCAGCAAACATTTCCGATGAGTTTTCTTGAGCATAAAACGATGGTAAATGGTCCACATTGTTAGAGTATTTTTCATACAACGTTTCTAGTGTTTTATGTGCAGATACAGAAAGCCTTCTTCCGATATTATGACCCAGTTCATGGAGTATTACATCAGTTGTATTCTTAAATGCAAACAGTGGTACAGATTTTTCTTTTGCTGAAGACTTGCTTTCTTTGAATACAGAAGCAAACTTTTTTTGGTTTTCTAAATTATGTGCAAAGATAACTGCTGATCCACGTGCATATGCTCCACCTCTCTCAGGGTCATCTACTTCCACAATTTGAAGATTGTCTATTCCTGCGGTATCTACCCCAAATTCAGTAAGAATGTTTAGAGCCTTATTATGAGCGGATGTGATTTTGTCCACCACATTTTGGTTTGGAACATTTGTAACCGACCCATCTCCGGACAGGTATCCCAGTTGTATTTTATATTGTGTTCCTTTATTGTTATGTTTATCCTGTGAACAACTCGGATCTACTCCACCACCTTTTCCAGTAGCACAGAATGTATTAGCAAGGATTTTTAGTTTGTCGTGAAGTTGCATTAAATATCCCTCACATTTCTACGATGAGAATCAGTGGGCACTCGATTCAATTGCTGGGGCATCCACTGTTCTACACCTTGTACTGTTCTTCTGCGCTCCACGGCTTTAGACCAACGACTCTGTATCTCTTTTGTCTTTGCTTCAATCTCTTCCGGTGTTGGTAAGTATACACCAAAGTCATCTTCTGTTGACACTATCCCACCTCTAGTTGATCGTCAGTGATTGTAAAATCATGGGGCATGATCCTTGCTCTTTCTTCTGCTTCACCCTCACGCCATGTCTTGCGTATCTCCGCTGTTTCTCTAGCAATCTCTTCTGGTGTAGGATTCCTAGGTGTAAAGGCATGCTTGTTGATGCGCAATTGTATATTGTGTTGCACTAACAAGTTGTGTATAGAAGTTCTAGACCTGCCAATTTGTTTAGCAATGTAACCTTGACACCTACCTGCTAAGTACATGCCAATGATTACCTTAGCTTCATGCTCATTCAGCTGTTGAGCCATCACTACCCTCATCTTCGATTGGTTGTTCTGGACCTGTCATAATGTCTTCTTCAGGTGCACCTTCCTCCGTTGAACCCCCTAGCATTGGATTCTCTTCCATTGGGTTCTCTGCACCAAATTCTTCTGGAGCACCAGCAGGAGCTTGAGAAGGAGCAGAAGTAAGACGAGCAGTTTCACCGTATTCTAACTCGTCTACAACTTGGTCTTCTGCGCCTTCGATAACAGCCATTGCTTCTTCTTTCGTCATACCCAGTATACGAACGTAGAAGTCTTGCAGAGGCATAATGGCTTCTACGTTACCAGCAACAAAGGTTGCCATTGCCTGGGTCTTTGCTACAGCGATTTGAGACTTATCCCGCTCTGTAGTAGAGTCTAAGTCAGGCCAGCGAACACTGTAGCCTTGCCTTGGTCCCTTTTTACCAATTGCCTTGGGTTCTGGTAACACACCTACGTTGATAAGGCGATCAATGAAAGGAACAATAATATGGGGGGTAATATGACCTGTTTGTCTGCCCTTAATACGATCATTGAACTTGGCATCGTCTTGCCCACTAGCTAATTCACCCCGTTCACTACCCATGAATACTCGTTTAGGAATACCAAGGCAAATACAAATGGCTTCAATTTGCTTATCAATGTGAGAGGAAGGATCAACTACAGAGGGTGCCAGCGTATGTGCTGACATTCCTGTAAACCCCAATGCTCGTTGTAGACCATTGTAGAAGTTTTCTACCTGTGTACGAACATCAGCCATGTCAATGGTAACATCACCACCTAATTGTGGGTGCGTCTCCAAGCTCAGACCAGTGATTGCTCCTCGCCAGTAGCCTTCAGCATCACCACCATAAATCTTCAATAGGTCTAATAGTCTATTGAGCACTGGTCTCATGCGAGGCACACCAAAGATCTCAGAGCTATTGAGATTATCTGCTACGTGAATCACCCTACTCCAATGCACAAACACAGTAGCCATCGGTAATCCGATACCACTGTGTTGCTCACGAGGATCATTCAACGTGATGCGATACATCACAGGCTGACCAAACCTTGGGTTCATTACATTCCATTCGTAACGAACCACCTGCACTAGTGATTCATCAAATGGCCGGAGGAACAGCAGTTTCAGTCCTACCTTTGCTGGCTTGTCGGAGGGTTGTTCACTAGCTCCGAACTGGACACCGAAATACTGCTGATCCGTTCCGGCCAATGATCCCATGGGATTGAACGGACTTAAAGCACCGTAGGCTTGATCATAAGTGGTATCTGTACCGACTACGCCTGGTGCTTTCACGTCACCTTGTCGTAGTCCACTGAACCCGCTCTCGCCCGCAGCGCTGTTTGACTTCTTTGCGTTCGTCGCCAACTTACGAGCATTCAGCGTCATCATCCGCTGTTCTCGCAGTTGGTTGATTGTCAACTGTTCTTGCTCACTCAGATCCTTTAACTTCAGCATCTGCTTCTCCTCGTTCTCCGTGAGGTAGCAGTCTTGAATCTGCCGACGCCGATTTTGAGTCAAAGACTTTAGTGTAGCAAACTTTGCGAGGGTTGGGTGCTCAATCGTAGTTAGTCCACTGTTGCCATACTTACCTTTATTTTCACCCTCGAACTCTAGACGATACGTCGTGGGCGACTTGCTATATCGAAGAGGAACGTGACTGACAATCGTGGCGGACCGACCTTTGTGTTCGCCGTCATAAAATGAGACTTGCGTGCCAGCGGGTAGGAACGTCTTCGGGTTCTTGTCTATTGGTTTACCACTGCCACTACAACTTGGATCAATGCCCCCGCCTTGTCCTGTCGAACAAAACACATTGAACGTCATTGCACCCTCGACGGGCTCTTGAAGGTTTTTACCATCGTTGAACCCCATGAGCATCACACCGAAGTGACCAATGCCAGATAGCACATCTAGTCGGTGGAGGTATTCCCAAATGATACCACCTTCTGCATCTTGGTGGTAAGAAGAACCGTTGAGTGATTGACCTAGTTCTTTGAATGCTTTTTCGAAAGCAGTGTCTTCGGTGTTATCTTCATCTTCTACAATGGTGGGTTGTGTGTTCCAACACTCATTGGGCATTACCTTTGCTACACGTTCAGCAATAGACTCACGGTCATACAAGTCTTTGTAAGCAGAAGGTGACAGTGAGTTAGTTGCTGGATAGCCACACTCTTTATCAATGTCACGCCTTGGGTCCATCCAAGACTTTAACAACTCATTTCTGGTTTGAATAGCATTGGCCACTAATTCAGAGGCATCATACTTTTGACCGTTACCACGACCAGCAATGCTAGGAAGTGTTCTGAATTGAGCCATTGCCACTTCACTACCGAATCTATCATTTGCCATTTTGATTCTCTTTTCTCGCTCCAACAACACCACTTACAATTTACAGTAACTTGTTTTTATTGCTGCCAATTTAGATTTCAATTCTATGTGTAATTGTCTTGTACACTTTGCCCTCAAACACAATGTCTCTCTTAATACATGCTCTTAAATGAGAATGAAAACCAAATGCATTACGACTCAATTGCCTACCACATTTGGGGCAATTAGTTATTCCGTAATGGTTTTTATAGCCAGAATCACTAGGGTCTTGTCTTGGCATTTTTGAAACTTACATTAACCACACAACACTATAATAACACATCAGTTGACATTATTCACTTTCCAACAACTCAACAGTGTTTATCAAAATCTGTTTCAATTCATCAGTGTATCCAAACCTACTCTGATTGATTTCTAAAGACTTACGAATGTTACCATCAGCATGTCTCAAGGTTGCTGCTTTCCAATCCACAATCATCTCACACAAGTCCACCAAATTCATATCAATGATTCCACGTTTATAATGTTGTGGATGATGGCGGTTCACTTGATAGTGATGCTGTAGTGCTGGCTCCAAATCACCAAACAGTATTTCATTGTATTCTTTTGAATCGTAAGTTAGTCCATGCAACTTATCAGTAACAATGTCAAATACTTCAACCTCTGGAGATTCTAACTTAGTGTGATCGTGTGTCAACAACCGTCTTTGCAAACCCATGATAATCTTCATCAGGTACTTCTGCACTTCAGCGATGTGCTCATTAGTCTTAATTCTAGAGTCCATTATTTATTACTCACCATTCTATGCAACAGTAACAGATTACCACCCATCATATCAATGATCAATCAACACCAACACACTCCACTTTACCGCCATCAGAAAACACATTGATCAATTTACTACAGTGCATCATATTCTTTCTGAATTCGATCAGACACCAACTGCAATCCCTCTTTCAACCAATCTACCCCATCATCAGGAACAATCTCACCAAGTCTTGCCACCACCTCTTTTGTACCACCATTGGAGATGATCAGAGAGCTTGAATTACCTATTCCACTCAAGATCTCTTCAATACGATGTACCCTTGACTCTAATTCCCTTGCTGCATTCAACTTATCACACAACAAATTCTGCTCTTCTTTAGTCATGTTACTTCAACCCCAATTTGTTATTGACAATCTTTCTCATGTCTTCTAAGTGGTACTTTACTGCATCTAATTGACCAGCAGATCCTGCCCCTTGCACTGGTCTCAATCCACATTCCCACAGACTATCCATCAACACTTGAGCGTCTTCTGGACTTAGACTAAAAGCAGGTCCAGGATCAAACCCAAATTGATCAGTAACATCGACTGCCTTTAGTCCAATGAAACTAAGACTGTCGTCTTGTTCACGTACAAATGTTGTGGTCTTCTTTACAGTTCCCTGACCTACTGCATGAACACTTAATTTCTCTTGATGTAAGTACACATCAATACACCGTCTGCCAGGATTTTTCCATGCTCTTGCTTCGACATCAGAGTATCTCACCTTCTTAGTCTCCTCTTGAACATTCCCAACTGTTCTAAACCAGCGTAGTCAGCACCACCAGCAGACAACTGTTCCATTTCCCGTTGGTACATTTCCTCAGCAGTACTGTTCACCACTGTAATGGTAGGTTTCCAAGGAGTGCCATCAGAAGTTCCTACAATCTCCTCTGTCATCAATGGTACTTTGCTTCTGTACTTCTTATCATACTCTTGCTGATCCATTGCTACACTCCCTTGACTAACCAGTGCCCTACTTGCATACCTTTGCCAATACTGTTAAGTTTCGTAGTAGGTATGCCACCATTGGCCAAACTGTTCTTCAGTCATGGTCTTTTGATAAACCACATTCCAATACCTAAAGCATTCACGCCTGCTGGCAACAGATTCAATACTGTGAATTAAATCTGTGTACGTATTCCAGCCAGGCCACTTTTCCGTAAAGTCTGAACCAAGATATTTACTACGCTCCTCTTCGGAAAATAATTGCGGGCACTCACCCCACTCTTTAGGCCATTGCCAAGAGTTTAATTCACAGTACCAACGAGCAAACAGTTGTTGTGTCTGCTCATCTTTGGTAGATGAATTACCAGCGGCAGTATTCAAAAGAGTCAATGCAATTGGTGGCACTGAACATGCACCAGAAATTCCAAGAAATGATCTACGATTCATATTCATTGCTCCTCACTCACTTCTTCATTTTCAAGTATCAATTCTTGAATACGCATATCCCATCCCGCCATTTCAGCATCAAACTCCTCAGAGAACTTTTTAAGTGTTGAGAACTTTTTAAGTGTTTCCAATTCTGAATAGGTTCTCATCTTACCCATGGCAGATCTAACATTATCTAAGCAATCAGCTACACACCTATCCAATTCAGTTTGTTTTTGTTTCATTTGCTGTCCCCTAATTACTTGCTAGTATACCCTATCTTGCACTAGTTGATTCTTTCTGTGCTTCTTGGTTAGACAGTCTGTCCTTGATATTCTTGATTGCTTTATTAACTAGCCGACATACCCTGGATTCACTTAGTCCCATTCGTTCTGCTACCTGTGCCATTGTTAATTCTTCTAAGAAGTACAAACTCAGCACATGTCGCTCAGAAGGCCATGCTGCACACAATACATACTCTAAATCCTCTGCAACAATTTTGCTTCTGTCTTCTCTGTCCGGTAAAGTACTGGCAAAGGTTGTAACTGCACCATCGCTTTTGATGTCAATGTCAATACTGGTGGTATGACTATCACGAATTAGAATCAAGGTTTGATAGTCCCAACCCGTCTGCTCTAGTATCCAATCATCTGTAGCATATCCATCACAGGATTCCAACAAACTATCCAGCTGCTTACTTAGCCTTCTGGTAGTGCGTGGAATTGGATCTACCTTACGTAACTGATCCAGCACACGGTTATGCAACATTTGTATCAACCACGATTTTGGATTACCTGTCTTCGCTGGATCGTAGCAATTCAAGCATTCTTTCAAAGCAAGGAAAGCATCCGTCATCAACTCTGCTGCTTCCATACCTTGCTTCCACGCATATTGGTAGCAAAACTTCTTGAGCAGCGGATAGAATTTCTCAACACAACTTGCTTCTAATTCTGTGCCTTTTGCTGCTACATACTCATTCAACAGTATTGCTAAGTCACCAACCTCTGTACCAACACCAGGTAACAGTGCCAATCGCTCTAATCCCTTCTCTGTGTCAGGGCAGTGAACACGTTCAGCAACC